ATCTGTCATCCAGAAATGGGTGAGTGGGTTCGACTCCCACACTCTCCGCCAGTGCCGCGTAGCTCAGAGGCAGAGCACTCGCTTGATAAGCGATAGGTCGACATTTCGAAACTGTCCGTGGCAACCAAACACGCGCTGATAGCTCAGTTGGTCAGAGCAGCCGACTCATAATCGGTTGGTCACAGGTTCAAGTCCTGTTCGGCGCACCACTCAACCCAGCTACCTAGCTGGGTTTTTTGATTCAAAAAAAATAATCTTGAACTTTTATGTTAACTTTAGTATAATATAATCTTTCCATAAACCCCAACCAACCAAAGGAAACAAATGAAATATTATTTTGGACAAGTAGAAAGCGACGACGCAGACAATTACGGAGACGAAGGTCTTTTTGAATATGCTGGTGACCAGTACTACAATCAAATTGAATTTAATGGCGAAGATGACTTTGTTATCACCGATTCAGTTGGTCGCAGCATCCCTATGTCAACAAACCACCTAGAAGTCCTTATCCAAGTCTTGCAAAATATGCAAGAGTCTGTTGATACCATTCAGGCAGGTAAGGCGGAAGAAGAATTCTTGCAAGACGAAGACGAAATCCGCACATTTGAGTGGTAAGCACTAATGAAAAAAGTAGCGGAAAGTAAAGTTAATACTCAGTATCAGCCAACTCGCGTAAATAAGTTAAAGCAGCTTCTTGAACAAAATCCTAATAATAAAGAGATTCAAGAAGCTCTATCAAAAAGAGCAACAAACTTACCAGAAGGTAAAGTAGATTTTAGTATTGCTGCTCGTGTAAACTGGAAACCTTAATGACTATATTTGAATGGTATTTGCTAATTGCCTTAACAACTTCAATTTATAGTATGTTTGATGTGTATATTCCAGTAATGCTAAAAGCTAGAAACAACTCAGTAAGCAATGTTTTAACTAATAATTTTAAACTGAGTTGTTTTATATTTTTCTGTGTTACTATGATTATGACACCTTTTATTATCCTTCCACTATTAGTACCTAGTATGAATGATAGGTTTCGTGAGTCTTTGCTAAAGAACATAAGCCAAGATTAAAAATTTAAATTTGAATATTGTTTTGTTATAGTGTATAATATATCTTTATTCAAAGGAAAACATCAATGAAAATTAAAGAATTTACTTATACCAAGCCAAACGGCGATGTATCTCAGCGTACTATTGTAGAGCTAGTTACCCCTACTGAACACGTTGAAGGTATTGATATTAGTGAATTGAGCATGGATTCTTATGCAGATTTTGTTCAGCAACTGAGTGAACTCGAAAAAGAAATCTATAACAAACGTACAGAATTGTACAATCAATTTGACCTCAAACATAATTACAGAAGGTTCGTACCTAATCGTATGACCAATGTAGTAACCGACTACGAATAAGGAAATAAAATGGCATCAACATGGACTGATGAATTAAAAGCGTCTGTTATTGAAAAATACGAAGGCGCAGAACCAACCCCAGAAACATCAACAGAAATTATCAAAGATATTGCAGAAGAAATCGAAATGTCTCCTAACGGAGTTCGTATGGTTCTTGTACAAGCAGGCGTTTATGTTAAAAAAGAGGCTGGTGCTTCTACTAAAACATCAACGAAAAAAGAAGGCGAAGGCACTAAGCGTGTTTCAAAAGAAACCTCTATTGCTGAATTGCGTGAAGCTATTGAATCCGCAAACAAACCAGTTGACGAAGACATTTTGTCTAAATTGACTGGTAAAGCAGCAGTTTACTTCTTGTCTGTAATTAAGTAATTAAAGGCGGCTTCATGCCGCCTTTTTTGTTTTAAGGATTAAAATGGCAACTAAAAAACGCAGCGAACTAGAACAAGAGTTAATGACTGACGCTAATATTTTGCGCGTTATTAGCTTGCTTGAGCCTAAAGAAGTAGGTGCAAAACCTATTACTAAAAAAGACGCTTGCCAAATTCTTGGAATGGCTTACAATACCACGCGTCTTGGAACAATCCTAGAAGAATTTAAAGCTAAACGTGAACGCGATGCGCAACGCAGAGCTGCACTACGTGGCAAGCCAGCTACCCTTGACGAAAAGATTTTTGTAATTCAAGAGTACCTAGAAGGTCAGCCAGTAGATGCTATTTCAAAATCTACTTATCGAGGAACCGCCTTTGTTAAAGCAATCCTAGACCAACACGCTGTTCCAATCAGGGTGCCTGGGCATACTTACTTTACCCCTCAACTTATTCCTGATGATGCAGTAAGAGAACGATTTAAAGTTGGCGAAGTAGTTTACTCTGCTCGCTATGACTCTACTGCACGCATTGACACAGAACAAGCGCACCCTAAACACGGTTGGGTTTACCGCATTTGGCTTCTTGCAGACAAATGGAAACAGTCGGCTTATCAACCCGCAGAAGAACTAGCCTCACTAGAACACTTGCGTGAACTTGGAGTAAGAGTATAATGGATGATAATATTCACTATAATAAAATCATTGATGAAAACATGGATAAAGGATTCCAAGTTCGTTTAGTAGTTAATGAATTTAAAGACGTAGAGTATATTCAACTACGCAAATACTTTTTAACTTACGAAGGCGACTGGCAAGCCAGTCGTGAAGGTATTTCAATTCCAGCAACTATAGAAAACATATATGGTTTGCTAGATGGATTACTAGACATTTGTGCTGAAGCCGAAGGCAGTGATATTATTCGCCATTATGCCGCTAAAATATTAGTTGAAGAAAATTAAACTTGTTTTGTTTGCTTAATAATGCTATAATATTCTTTTAAAGAAAGGAATAATCATGAAACCAACAATAGCAGTTTTTATTCACGATCCTTGGTGTGAAACTGAGTGTGGTTTGGCTATGGCTGTGTCTTTTTCCAAATATTTTAATGTAAAAACCATCGGCATTGAAGACCTACACACAGATTTTTTAGCCACAGTAGATGTATTAGCATTTCCTGGTGGTATGGGTGATAGTGATGATTTTCACAGTGTATTTACCGCTGAGCAGATCAAGGCTGTTCAAAATTACGTTGCTGTTGGTGGTAAATATTTTGGTATATGTATGGGTGCTTACTGGTCAGGACCAAACTACTTTAATGTGGTAAGTGATCTAGAATTAGAACAGTATATTGCTCAACCAACTGCAGATGTTATAACTGATGGTCCAACAGTAGCTAATGTAACTTGGAACAATGTTCCTTATAGTATGTACTTTTATGATGGTTGTGCTATACTCGGCAACAACATGGAAGTTATAGCTACATACGCTAATGGTGATGCCATGGCTGCCATTCAAGGCAATGTTGGCATGATTGGTTGTCACCCAGAAAGCCAAGAATGGTGGTTTGTTGAAGGTGGAATGGACAAAGTTTTATACAACAAAGTACACTCTGAACTAATGTGTGATTTTGTACAACAATTGATTGATAATGAATAAACTTAAACAATTCTTAGATTCGGCTGCTTTAGCATATTATGCAGGCAGCCCGTTTATCAGTGATGAAACTTTTGATCGTTTGGCAGAGTCTATTGGCTACAACGAGGTAGGCGCACGTCAACATGAAAACATCAAAAAACATTTCAACCAAATGTTTTCTTTGCAAAAATACTATGAAAATGAGGGTGAAGCCCCTTTAAAAGATATAAAAGATATTGCTATTACCCCTAAGCTTGACGGTGCTGCCATTAGCATTTTATATGTAGATGGCAAGCTTTGTCAAGTTCTAACTCGTGGCAATGGCATCGAAGGCACAGATATTACAGATAAGTTTATAGCTAGAAAAGACTTAGTGCCGCTAGAAGTTTCACGCAAAGATGTTTTTCAAGTAACTGGTGAAATTGTAGCCCCTAAGCTGATACCAAATAGCAGAAATTACGCTGCTGGTTCTTTAAACTTAAAAAGCCTAGAAGACTTTTGTACTAGAGGCATAAGTTTTTATGCATATGGCGTCTATCCAAGTTTATCAAAAACTTTTGATGAAGACATGGTTAACTTAGAATCTTTTGGGTTTGAAACTGTATATGCAAAAGACTTACATAATATTTATCCTTGTGATGGTTTGGTTTATCGTATTAATGATAATAAAATATTTGAAAGTCTTGGTTATACTGCAAAGCATCCAAGAGGCGCATATGCTAGAAAAGAACGTCAACAAGCCGTTGAAACAAAACTAATTGATGTAGAATGGCAAGTTGGCAAAAGCGGTAAGGTAACACCAGTAGCAATACTAGAACCAGTAAAAATTGAAGATAAAGTCATTACTAGAGCAACTTTAAATAACCCAGGTTTTATTGAAAGTTTAGGAATTTGTATTGGTGATACTGTTGCCATAGCTTTAGCTGGCATGATTATCCCTCAAGTGCTACATAAAGTAGATGCTTAATATTTCCTTGCCCCTGGCATGAAAAAAATACGCTTGTCACAGATATTATTTTCATGTATAATAGTCACTTAAACTGAACACAAAATGCAAAAGATTTTTATACCAACTCAATGTCCCTGCTGTTCTTATACGCTGGAAACAGTCAATGAACAACTGTTTTGTAGAAATTTAGCTTGTGATGCACAGCTTGGTAAAAAACTTGAACATTTTTGTAAAGTGTTACAGATAAAGGGCTTTGGTCCTAAAACTATAGAAAAGTTAAATCTAAGAGATATAACAGAAATATTCTATCTAGAGCTACCAGACGTGTCTGCAGTTCTTGGAGAAAAAACAGCAGTAAAACTATTAGATGAAATTGAAAGAGCTAAACAGGCAGACCTTGCCACAGTACTTGCATCTTTCTCTATTCATTTAATAGGCGCTACAGCAGCAGATAAGATATGTAAAGTGGTTTCTTCAATTGAAGAAATTACTGCAGATACTTGTAAGCAAGCAGGGCTTGGAGATAAGGCAACAGCCAGTTTATTAGATTGGTTAGAGCTAGAGTATCCAGAAATGAAAGAGTTTTTACCTTTTTCATTCAAATCTACTGTAAAAATAGTTGACACAAACGCTAAAAAAGTTTGCATTACTGGTAGATTAAAGTCTTATAAAAAGAAAGCCGACGCTGAGAGTGTGCTCAAAGCCGCAGGCTACATTCTAGTAGATTCAGTTACAAAATCAACTGACTATCTAATAGACGAAGAAGACAAAATGTCAGCAAAAAGAGAAAAAGCCGTTCAATACGGAATCAAAATTATAACCGATATAAATGTTCTATTGAAAGAAATTAAAAATGACTGAAAAAGCTAAAAAGTGGTCTGACGAAGCTGTTGCCGAATTAACCAGTATTGTTGGTAAAAGTGGCGCAGTAAGTGTCGAGCAGGTTGAGCAAGCAGCCGAAGCCTTGGGTGTAACAGTTCGTTCAGTTGCTTCTAAACTGCGTCAACTAGACCGCGAAGTTGCTTCTATGGCAAAAGAAAAAGTATCTGCCTTTACCGAAGTAGAAAGCAGTTCTCTTCACAAGTTTGTTACCAATAACAGTGGTGAATACACTTATAAAGAAATTGCAGAAAGCTTTGCTGGCGGTAAGTTTTCCGCAAAACAAATTCAAGGCAAATTGCTTGCTCTTGAGTTGACAGGTGATGTAAAGCCTGCTGAAAAGGTTGAAGTTGCTCGTACTTACACAGAAGCAGAAGAAGCTACTTTTATTAAGATGGCTCAAGCTGGTAAGTATATTGAAGAAATTGCAGTTACATTAGGTAAAACAATTCCTTCTGTTCGTGGTAAAGCACTCAGCTTAACACGTAAAAACTTGATTGACAAGATTCCAGCACAGCGTGATAGCCATGCTAAGAATACCGTTGATCCAGTTACTGCTCTTGGTTCAAAAATTACAACAATGACTGTTGCAGAGATTGCAGCAGCAGTTGATAAAACTGAGCGTGGTTTGAAAACTCTTTTAACTCGTCGTGGTATTAGTGTAAAAGACTATGACGGCGCAGCTAAAAAAGCTAAAGCCGAAGCAAAAGCAGTTTAATCATTAAATTGATTTTGGGTCGGGAGTTATTATTGACTCCCGACCTTTTTTACTTTAAGCTATGAAAATAACTATTACATATCACGACAATGAAGCGTTAACTGTTGAAGAAGTAGTGCAACAAGCTGTACACAATTATGGCAAAAATACTAGAGTAGATATTATGCCTGAATCTACAAAACCGCACGATTTAATCTATTTTGGATTGCAGCAGATTATAACACATCAACAACTAGGTTTATTATTTGATGATAAATTTAGTTATCAAAGCAATATTCAAAAACTTAGAAATGAAACTCTTTTTAAACTACAAGAGATTTTAGATCAAGTTATTATTGATAACGAAAGCAAGGTAGTTTAATGGATATTAGTGCAGTTGTTCTAAATAAGTTACTTACTGAGAAAAACTTAGATGTTTGGAGTAAGTTAAAATTAGCATTTTTGGATCCTGCCTACTCTTCGGTTTATAGTTTAATAAATAAGTACTATGATAAGTATAGTACTATACCATCGTTTGATGATTTAGAAGCTACTGCACGGGAGGGTTTGGCACAAAAAACGCTAGCTACTCTTAGGCTTATTGATGACACGGATGTTAATGCAGAAGTTGCATTAGATGCATTAATAGATCAGTATACTCAAAATCAGTGTATAAATTTACTAGATAAATTTATAGATAAATTGCCTATCTATGACAGCACAGAGATAAAAGAAAATCTAGCGAGTATAGTACTAACCTTGGATGAAAAGACTCTGACAACAGAAGGTGTATACACCATGTCAGATATTTTACTGTTTATACGACCAGATGAGCTTGCTAAAACACGAGTACATCTTGGATTAAACAATACTTTTGACTCTGTACTTGGCGGTGCTGCTAGACAAGAATTAATATTAATTGGCGGCAGACGAGGTTCTGGAAAGTCTATTACTTGTAGTAATATTATGATTAATCAATACGAGAGTGGTAACTCTTGTATATACTTTACGATTGAAATGGTTGCTCATGAAACGCTACAGCGAAACATGAGTATTTTAGCCAATGTAAACCATCAAAACTTAAAAAATAACACTCTTAGTGATGATGATATTTTAAAAGTTGTAAAAGCCAGAGCAGGAATGTATTCAGATGCAGACCATTTGGTAAAAGAATATTTAAAAGATAGAGATCGTTTTAAGTTTGAAGAAACTTTGACAAGAACGTGTGCTCTAAAAGAAGATAATCAAATGGTTATTATAGATGATAGAGCACTTAGCTTAAGTTCTATTGATCTACATTTGGGAAAAATGAAAGCTAGATTTGGTGATAACTTTAATGTGGCAGTAATTGATTATTTAAATCAAATTGTAGTTGAAGGTGCTAGCCAGTTTGATTGGCAACCACAAGTTATTATATCAAAGAAACTAAAAGAATTAGCAAGAAAATATGATATTGTTATTGTAAGCCCCTATCAGATTGATGATAAAGGTGAAGCGCGTTTTGCTAAAGGTATTTTAGATGCAGCCGACATTGCTTTACTAATGGAACCAAACAGTAAAGAAGACAACGCCATGAGTTTTGAAACTACAAAGATTCGTGGTGCTAAAGAGATGAGATTTACAAGTGGTATGGATTGGGATACTCTAAGAATTAGCCCTATATCTATAGAAAAGCCGCAACAAGCAGAAAAAGAAAAAACAAAAATTAAACGAGCAATAACATCAGAAGAACCTGCTGACTTACCTTGGAATACATAATGAGTGATCCTGTACTAGATTTATTAAAAGATAAAGGTGTTAGTTTTTCTATTTCTGGTAAAGACTATGTTACAAAATGTTTTAATCCAGAGCACGAAGACAGATCACCTTCATTCCGAATAGATAGACTAACAGGTGTAGCGCATTGTTTTAGTTGCGGATTTAAAACTAACATTTTTAAACACTATGGGCTGCTAACCAATAACCTGTCTATAAAAACAGTAAAACTCAAAGAAAAACTAAAAACTTTGCGAGAAAGCACAAATGGGCTTGAAGAACTTGACGGCGCCAAACCCATAACACAAACATTTAGGGGCATAAGCGTACAAACATTAAAATACTTTAAAGCATTTGACACAGATAGAGTTGAACAAATGTTAGATCGTATTGTGTTTCCAATTACAGATATTCGTGGAAAAACTGTTTGTTATGTTGGTCGTCATACCATGAGTAGTGGAAATCCCAGATATGTAAACTACCCTAGTGGCGTTACTATTCCTTTATTTCCCGCAAAACTAGATTCACAGTATAAAACTATGATTTTAGTAGAAGGGATATTTGATATGCTTAACTGCTTTGACAAAGGATTACAAAATGTTGTATGTACTTTTGGGACAAGTAAATTACTAAAAGATGTTTCAGAAAAGCTATTTCCTTATAAAGTAATGGGTATTGAAAAAATATTTATACTTTATGACGGAGATGATGCAGGTCGTGAAGCCGCAAAAAAGATAAAACCCCTAATTGAACAATCTGGATTTATTGTAGAAGTTATTGATCTACCTGAAGGACAGGATCCAGGTGTGTTAGGGCAAGAAGATATAGACTCATTAATTGAATATACAAAATGAACAAAATTGCAATTATAGATAAAGCTCCAAGTCGTAATAAGTATGAAAGTTATTTCAAATTCGCATTTGATTTATTTCACATGAGTTCTGTACCAATTACAAAATTACTGAAAAAAGACGTTGACCTAGTAGTTGACCTAGATCAGTATGAGTTTGTTATATTGGTGGGCAGCGAAGCTGCAAAAGAATATGCAAAAATTAGTAGTATTACTAATTATGCAGGACAACTAATGCATGATAAATTTATTTGTATTAGCAATCCAGCAATGTTGCATTTTAAACCAGAAGGCAAGCCAGATTTTGATCGTGCGGTTGATCGTATACACAAGTATATTACTAAAGAACTCACTAACAATGTTTTAACTGGCGAGTACAAGGGCATTACTAGCACTAAAGAGGCAAAAACCGCTTTGCAAGAAGCATATGACAATGCAAATTACTTTGTAACAATGGATACTGAAACCAATTGTTTGTATCCCAGAGACGGGCATATTTTAGGACTGTCCCTAAGCTACAAAGATAAACAAGGTGTGTATATTAATGCAGATTGCTTAGATGAAGAGTGTATGCAACTGCTTGAAAAAATAATTGCAAAATATCACGTTGTATTTCACAACATGAAGTTTGACGTTAAAATGATTGGGTATCATCTAGGACTAAAGTTTGATCGCAGCAGAGTACATGATACAATGTTGTTACACTATGTACTAGATGAAAACGACAGTCATGGATTAAAACAGCTGGCATTAAAATACACAGATTACGGCGATTACGACAGTGAACTAGACAGTTTTAAAAAGACATACTGTGCTGCAAACGGTGTACTAGTAGATGACTTTACTTATGATTTGATTCCTTTTGATATACTGGCAAAGTATGCTGCCGTTGATACTGCTGTAACTTATACTTTATTCAACAAATTTTGGCCTGCAGTACAAAAGAACGCAAAACTTCTTTCTGTATATAACACACTACTGCTTCCAGGCACATTATTTTTAATGGATATGGAAGAAGTGGGCATACCAATTGACAGATTACGTATGACACATGCAGAAGATTACTTAGATTTTTGCGTTGTAGAAGCAAAACAAGAAATTTATAAGTTTGAAGCCGTAAAAAAGTTTGAACAAGATACTGGAGTAATCTTTAATCCAAACAGTGTGCAGCAACTTAGAAAAGTATTATTTGACTATGTTGGACTAACTCCAACAGGTAAAAAGACTGGTACAGGCGCTATATCAACAGATGCAGAAGTTCTAGAAGAACTATCTGAAGAACACCCGCTACCAGGGGCTATTCTAAATGTACGAAAGCTAGGAAAGATTAAAAATACTTATATAAGTAAAATTTTACCTGAATTGGACAAAGATGATAGAATTCGCACTAATTTTAACCTTATTTTTACCACATCTGGTCGTCTATCAAGTAGCGGCAAATTTAATGCTCAACAAATTCCACGAGATGACCCAATCATTAAAGGATGTATTCGAGCTCCACTTGGCTATAAGATTGTAAGTCAAGACTTGGCAACTGCAGAAATGTATTATGCTGCCGTATTAAGTGGCGATCGTAACTTACAACAAGTTTTTATTTCAAAAGGCGACTTTCACTCAACTATTGCTAAAATGGTGTTTGATTTAGTTTGTCAAGTAGAAGATGTTAAAAAGCTGTTTGCTGATAAACGTCAAAGTGCTAAAGCTATTTCGTTTGGTATTTTGTACGGGTCTGGTCCACAAAAGGTATCAGACACAGTGTCTAAGTCAACTGGAGAAACATATGGTGTTGAAAGAGCAAAAGATGATATTAAGGCCTACTTTACAAAGTTTAGTGGTCTTAAAAGCTGGCTTAACAGTCGCAAAGAATTTATTGAACAAAATGGTTATACTTATAGTTTTTTTGGGCGCAAGCGTAGGCTTGTCAATGTGTTTAGCTCAGATAAAGGTATTGCCGCCCATGAGGTTAGGTCAGGCATCAACTCAGAAATCCAATCTATTGCTAGTGATGTAAATTTACTTGCAGCAATAGATACTGCCAATGAAATTGCCGATAAAAAACTAGACGCTAAAATATTTATGTTAGTGCATGACTCAATAGTGGCACTAGTAAAAGACGAAGACGTTGAACAGTACTGTGAAATCTTAAAAAGAAATACACAAAAAGACAGGGGTTGTTCTATTAAAAACTGCCCAATAGGGGTAGATCAAGACATAGGGCAGGATTATAGTTTTGGAAAATTTGATAAATATTACCAACTTACAGACAATACACTTTCCCGTATTTAAAATAGGAATACACGAGCCTCAGATAGATAATGGGCTTGTGTATTACTATGCTGAAAGAGAACGACACGAAAAGTCAGAGTCTGTTAAAACTATAAAGTATACTATACTAGATGACAGAAACATACCACATGATACCCTAAGCCGCCGCAGATTGGTGCTAAAAAATCAAGCTGTTCCACTAGCCAAGCTAACCAATGCCTTATACTTTTTGGGCGATTTAATAAAACTGGCCGATAGAAAAACTTGGTTTATTGATAGTGTAGGCAGTATATTTCGTTATAAAAAATCAAATCGTGCACGTTTAACTTTTCACAAAATAGAAAACTTAATACCCATACCAACTGGCGGAGTCGTAGTTCAGTGTGTGGATATAACAACTAGATTTAAAGCTCTTTATCCGCCAAAGCCAGACAAAACTCATGTGGGCGTACTAACATTTCAAAAAAATCATATACTATATGGTTTTTACGACCAACACTATGACAGCACTTGGAGAATGATTTAATGCCCAAAGCCGTACTTTCAAACCGAATATACCTAGACACAACCCCTGAACTAACGCAACAGCTAATTCGTACCCTAACTTACAAAATTAAAAAAAATATTCCAGGTGCTACCCACTTCAGTCAGTTTGAAATTATTAAAAATTTCAAATTGGTAGGCAAAAATGTTATTACTATTCCAATAGGCAGAACTGATTTAATTCCTAAAAACTTTGAAATCATTGACAAACGCATAAATCAAGAAATGCCATTTCCTGTGCCAAAATTAAATTTACGACCCGATCAGCAAACAGTTTATGACGCTGTTTCAGATACGTGTTTTATTAATGCCATGGTAGGTTGGGGAAAAACGTTTTGTGCGCTGCATATAGTACGAAAATTAGGCAAAAAAACACTTATTGTGTGTCACAACACCATGCTGCGAGATCAGTGGATTGAAGAAGCTAAAAAGATCTATAATATGCCTATTGGCATAATTGGCAGCGGCCACTTTGATATAGATCATGCACTAGTAGTTGGTAATATACAAACACTAACTAAAATTTTGCCACAAATTAGCAAAGAATTCGGCACAGTAATCATTGATGAAGCACACCACTGTCCTGCTAGTACTTTTACTAGTTTTATTGACGGCATGCATGCTAGATATAAAATTGGCTTAAGTGGTACAATGAGCAGAAAAGACGGCAAACATATTTTGTTTAAAGACTTTTTTGGTTTTCAACTGCATCAGCCACCAAGCTCAAACACAATGACTCCCATAGTACAAATTGTACAAACTGGTGTTAGTTTAGCACAAGGTGAGCCTTGGGTTAAAAAAATGAATATCTTACAGTATGATCCTGACTACCAACAGTTTATTGCAACAGTAGCAAAACTGCAAATAGATAAGGGTCACAAAGTATTAATTATTGCAGATAGAGTAGAATTTTTACAACAAGTGGGAGAACTAATTGGCAAAGACTGTGTGTGTATTACTGGGGGCACAACGTATGAAGAAAGAACTGCCCTTAAACAACAAGTGGAAAACGGAGAAAAAAGCTGCATTGCTGGTAGCCGTCAAATCTTCTCAGAAGGCATCTCAATCAACATACTCAGCTGTGTTATCTTGGCAAGTCCCATTGCAAATGACGCATTACTAGAACAAATAATTGGGCGAATAATGCGTCAACATGAAAACAAGCTTCAACCAGTTGTACTTGATATGAATTTTAGCGGTCCAAGCGACAAAAAACAAAACAAAGAACGACTTGCCTTTTATTCACGAAAAGGTTGGCAAGTGGTGGGAACATAAATTTACACTTGTGTTACCTATAAAATTATGTTATAATACTTATGTCAGAGAGGCACAATGGCTTTATTTTTTAACTTAAAGGTTTTAGAATCTCAATGTGGTACAAATGCAGATAAGTTTATTACTTTACTTGAGTACCACTACACAGGCAGATTGGCAAACAAAAAGTCAAAGTATAAACCCAGCAGCATACCACTGGCAGGAAGTAGTTACATTCTACATCCAAAGCCTTTGTTTGAAGACTTGTCAACAGACATTTTATATAAAGTACAATACATAAAATTGGCAGCATATAGAGATTACAGTTTATATAAACTTTACAAATACAAGGCACTAGATACTTCATATTTTCCAGATATAAAATATGACGCAATTAAAAACAATCCGTTGTTAACAATAACACAAAAAGAAATTAAATTTAAATACGAGGAAAACTAAAAAATGGCATTAGCATTTACACAAACAAAAGGCAAAGCAATTAAAAGCTCATACGAAGCATACGCTTACAAAGACGGTGAAAATACTGTTAGACTAGTTGGTGGCATTTTACCCAGATATATTTACTGGTTAAAGGGTACAAACAACAAAGATATTCCAGTTGAGTGCCTTGCTTTTGATCGTGAAAAAGAAAAGTTTACAAACACTGAATACGATCATGTTCCTGACTATTACGCAGATAAAAAATGCAGCTGGAGCTACTCTGTAAACGCATTAGTAGACGGTAAAGTAGTTGTTTTAAACTTAAAGAAAAAATTGTTTGAGCAAATTTGCAGTGCAGCAGAAGACTTAGGTGATCCTACTGATCTTGACACAGGCTGGGATGTAGTGTTCAAACGAGTTAAAACTGGGCCGCTTGCATTTAATGTTGAATATACACTATCAGTTTTGCGTTGTAAAAAGCGCGCACTAAGCAAAGAAGAAAAAGCAATCGTTGAACAAGCCGTTGCCATTGATGAAAAATTTCCTCGTGCTACTGCTGATGAAGTTAAGGCCACTCTAGATCGACTGTCTGCAGGTGCAGAAGAAGGTAATGATAGTGGTGTTGACGCTGAATCAGTTAGTGATTTAACACAATAAAGTCAAGCCCCTTGGATTTAGGTTCAAGGGGCTTTTTGCGCTGAAAAGAAAGAATTAATGAAAATACTATTTACAGCAGATATACATATAAAACTAGGTCAAAAAAATGTGCCAATAGACTGGGCACTTAACCGCTACAAACTGTTTATAGAACAGCTGCAACAAATTCAAGCAAATTGTGATTTACTAGTGCTTGGTGGTGACGTATTTGATCGTATGCCCACTATGGATGAGCTGGAAGTTTACTTTGATCTAATAGCTTCAATAACAATTCCTTGCATTATTTATGCAGGCAATCATGAAGCCTTAAAGAAAGACACTACGTTTTTTAGTTATTTAAAGCGTAGCACTACTAGACTTAACAGTTTAGTAACAGTAATAGATGATTATTACCAAATAGAAAATATGGATTTTATTCCATACAATAAACTAAAAGAATTTGAAAAGGCACCGCATTTAACACACGGTGACATTTGTTTTACACACGTTCGTGGCGAGATTCCACCCCATGTTAAACCTGAAATTGATTTGGCACTATTTGATCGCTGGCAAGTGGTCCTTGCAGGCGATTTGCATAGCTATGATAATTGCCAGCGCAACATACTATATCCTGGAAGCCCTGTCACTACCAGTTTTCATCGCAACAGGGTTGATACAGGCGTTATCGTGTTTGATAGTACTACGCTGGCTCATGAGTGGATAAAGCTAGAGCTTCCGCAACTTATTCGTAAAACTATTCGTGCAGGCGATGCTATGCCAGCTACTGAATACGACCACACAATCTATGAAATTGAAGGTGATATGGCTGAATTAGGCTCATTAGCCGATAGTAGTTTAATAGATAAAAAAGTTGTAAAACGTCAATCTGATACAGCACTAATACTAGACCCTAACATGACTCTGGCAGCTGAACTTCAGGAGTATTTAACTTACATACTTCAACTTCCAGAAAAAACTGTTGAAGACATAGTACAAGTTCTAAATAATAACTTAGATAAGATTGCAATAGAATGATAACTTTTAAAGAACTAAGATGGAGTAATGCTTTTTCTTATGGCACAGATAATACAGTTACACTTAATGGCAGTCCGCTAACACAAATTGTTGGTAAAAATGGACATGGAAAAAGTTCCATAGCCTTAATCATAGAAGAAGTATTATACAACCAAAACAGCAAAAAGATTAAAAAAGCAGATATTCTTAACAGATACACTAAAGATAAGAATTATACAATAGAACTTGATTTTGACAAAGATGGAGTAGAGTACTGCGTTAAAACCACAAGAACTGGTGCAAACTCAACTGTAAAGCTCTACCGTGATGGCGTAGATATTAGCAATCACACTGCCACAGGAACTTACAAAGCTCTTGAGTATATTATAGGTTATGACCATAAAACTTTTAGTCAAATTGTGTATCAAAGCAGTGTGGGATCGCTTGAGTTTTTAACAGCAACTGATACTGCACGAAAAAAGTTTTTGATAGATTTATTAAATTTAAACATCTACACAAAAGCTAGTGATGTATTTAAAAACTTAGCTAGTGATGCTAATAAAACTGTTGATGCAATACAAACAAAAATTGGTACAATAGAGTCTTGGATTAAAAAATATCAAAACTTTGATTTAACACCAAAAGAACCAGTTGAAGAGCCTGAAGCCCCAACAGAACTAGTTTCAGAGCTTAACACAAAAACAAACGAATTAAAGAATATTGAAACTACCAATAAAAAGGTAATAAACAATAACAAATACAAAGAATTGCTGTCCAAAATAAAAATTGGAGCTGCGCCAAGCGAGCCGCCAACAAGTGATAAAATAAATTCGCTAAAAGTTGACTTGGCAGTTCTTAAAAAAGAACTGCAAGAAGGTGGCAAACTAGCAGCAAAATGTAGTGAACCGATTAGTACTTGTGTTACTTGTAAGCAAACCATTGATAATACCACAATGTACTCAATGGCAGAAGATTTTAGAAATAACAGAAGACCAGAACTAGAAAAAGAAATAGTTAAATTAACTGTTTTCATAGAAGATGCCGAAACACGAGTCAAAGACTGGAAAACCCATAATGATAAAGTTTTAGAAATAGAAAAGTATCATGCTTTAATTGACACAGATATTAGCGAAAAATTAACTGATAAAGATTTACTAATAGAAGAAATAAATAATCTAGAAGAAATTATAAACAATATAAATACAAGAATTAGTAATGCACGAAACGCAAATAAAAGTATAGCAGAGCATAATTCCAAAATTTCTGTAGTTTCAGAACAAATGGATTCTATGAAAAAGGATCTTAAAGAGCTGAATGCAGAATTAGTAGTAAAAGTAAGTGAACTAACTAACCTGCAAGTTTTAGTAAAAGCCTTTTCAACAACAGGTTTGGTTGCTTATAAAATTGAGTGCTTAGTCAAAGATCTAGAAAGTTTAACTAACGAATACTTAGCTGAACTAGCAGACGGCAGGTTTCAGATAAGTTTTAAAATAACCAGTTCTGATAAACTAAATGTAGTAGTTACTGATAATGGCAATGATATAGATATTATTGCTTTAAGTAGCGGAGAACGAGCAAGAGTAAATGTATGTACTTTGCTTGCAATACGTAAACTAATGCAGTCTTTATCTAATTCTAGAACTAACCTATTGATATTAGACGAAACAGTAGAAAATCTAGATGCAGAAGGCAAAGAGAAATTAATTGAAGTGTTATTAAAAGAAGAAAATCTTAATACATTTTTAATATCTCATGGTTTTAGCCATCCACTACTAGAAAAACTACAAGTAACAAAATCAAAAAATATGTCAAGGATAGAAGCATGACAGTAGACTCCAGAGCAAAAGGTGCAAGAGCAGAAACAACGGTTAGAGATTTATTAAGAAAACTAACTGGACTACAGTGGGAACGAGTACCTAGCTCTGGCGCTTTAGACCCTAAGCACGGGCTAAAAGGCGATTTGTATGTGCCTAATGAAAATAACTTGTACTCAGTTGAAGTAAAACACTATGAACAAGATCACTTAACAAGTAGCATACTTACTGCTAAAGATCCGCAACTATTAACTTGGTGGGAACAAGCAGTAAGGCAAGGCAAGCAAGTTAAAAAACAGCCTCTGTTAATTTTCAAACATGACAGGTCTAAGATATTTTGTGCTTACAGTGATCTGCCTGCTGGTGGCTACAGGTTTATGACAATTAGTGCAAAAGACTACGAGTTCTCAGTTGCGCTACTAGAAGATTTTATACAACATGAAGCTCCAAAATTTATAGCTTGAAAAACAAACAAAAAAGTGTTATAATAAATATTAAAAACTGAGAAACACCATGACTAAAACATTTCAAGAAATTACAGCAGCCGATAACAGCACATTAATGATTGTGGATAGTTTAAACCTAGCTTTTAGATATAAGCACAGCGGGGCAGTAGATTTTGCAGAAGACTACATGAGAACGGTAGAAAGTCTTAAAAAATCTTACAAAGCAGACAAACTAATAATTGCTGGTGACGTTGGTTCTAGCAGTTACCGCAAGGCTCTTTATCCAGAATACAAACAAAATCGCAAAGATAAATACGCAGATCAAACCGAACAAGAAAAACGCGAATTTGAAATATTTTTTGAAGAAGTGCAGTCTATATTGACTGATTATGAAAATCAAGAAAAATATCCTGTAATTCGTTTTCGAGGTGTGGAAGCAGATGATATTGCGGCTTACATAGTAAGTAAAAGAAAAAAACACAATTTAAAACAAATTTGGTTAATTTCCAGTGATAAAGACTGGGATTTGTTAGTACAGCCTGAAGTATCAAGATTTAGCTATGTTACACGCAAAGAAATAACACACGACAATTGGAATGAGCACTATGACTTTTCGCAAGATGAATATATTTCAATTAAGTGTTTAACAGGCGATACTGGTGATAACGTTCCTGGTGTTCCTGGTGTTGGCCCAAAGCGTGCTTTGCAGCTGGTACAACAGTATGGTAGCACTTACGATATTATTGCAGCGCTGCCTATTGCTAGCAAATATAAATATATTGCCGCACTAAATGAATTTGGTGTAGACAACTTATTGTTAAACTATAAATTAATGGATTTGGTTACACACTCTGAAGAAGCCCTGGGTGTAGAAAATTGTAAAATAGTAGATAAAATTTTAGAAAAGTATATAAATGAGTAATTTTATTATGAATATTAATCGAGACTACGATCACAATCGTGGAGTAGCCATAAAGCAAACAGTTGAGTGCCGAGTAGATAGCGCTGAATTTTTACCGCAACGTGCCAATCGCACAGATGCTGGTGCAGATTTAATGAGCACTGAAACTTGTGAAATTTATCCCAACGAACAAAAAATGATTGATACTGGGGTAGCGGTAAAAATTCCAGAAGGCTATGCAGGCTTTGTGTTTAACAGAAGCAGTCAGGGAAAAAAGGGAATTACTATCCCTCACTCAGTAGGCGTTATTGATAGTGATTATCGTGGAAATATAAAAATAATTTTAAAAAATATTTCCGAAGATCGTTATGAAATAAAACGCGGAGACAGAATTGCACAACTGGTAATCATGCCAGTTTTGTTGGTTGATTTTGTAGATGCATGGAATGATACAAAACGTGGTACTGGCGGATTTGGCAGTACTGGTACATAAAGGAAATAGATGACAGTAAGTACAAGAGCGCAAGTTATTACGCGTAGAACATATAACAGACCCGTTTCAGACGACGGTAAACAGTTTGAAACGTGGCAAGAAACAGTAGCCAGAGTTATTGATCATCAAGAATGGTTGTGGCAACGAGCAGTTGGTCGTGATTTAAATGACTTAGAATATGCAGAGCTTTACGACCTTGAGCAGCTTATGCTGGATCGCAAAGTGCTAATGAGTGGTCGTACACTTTGGCTGGGTGGTACAAACGTAGCCAAAACACGTGAAGCTTCACAATTTAACTGTAGTTTTACAAATGTAGAAACAGTTTATGATGTAGTGGATGTGTTATGGTTGTTGCTACAAGGTTGCGGAGTAGGGTTTAAACCAATTGTTGGTACACTTAACGGTTTTTCAAAGCCAATTAAAAATATCAAAACAGTTCGTAGTACGCGTGTTGATAAAGGCGGAAACGAGCACAACACAGAAACTTGGGATGCAGAAACAGCTACTTGGACACTGCAAATCGGTGACAGTGCAGAAGCTTGGGCCAAATCTATTGGCAAACTGCTAGCAGGTAAATATCCAGCAAATACGCTGGTATTAGATTTTAGTCAATTACGCCCCGCAGGGGAAAGGTTAAAAGGTTATGGTTGGATTTCTTCGGGCGATAGCGCAATTAGTACTGCTTATCTTGCTATCGCCAATATACTTAATGGCCGTGCTGATAGTTTACTGTCTAGGATGGATATTCTGGACATTGTTAATCATCTTGGCACTATTTTATCCAGTCGCCGCAGTGCTGAAATTGCCCTTTTTGACTACGGACAACCAGAGTGGGAAGAATTTGCCGTAGCTAAAAAAGACTGGTGGCTACATAACAACGCACACCGCACACAGTCAAACAACAGTTTAGTATTTAAAGAAAAACCACTACGCTCAGACTTAGAACGCATTTTTTCAATGATGCAAGAAGCTGGCGGAAGCGAACCAGGATTTATAAATGAAGTTGAAGCCTTACGACGTGCCCCTTGGTTTAAAGGAGCAAATCCCTGCGTTGAAATCTTACTCGGAAATAAAAGTTTCTGTAACCTTACCGAAACTGACATTGCCAAGTTTAAAGGAGACACCGCTGGTTTGCACAGTGCCATCAGATTGGCAGCTAGAGCAAACTATAGACAAACTTGTGTGGACCTCAAAGACGGAATCTTACAAGAAGCTTGGCATTTAAATAATTACTTTATGCGTTTGTGTGGTGTTGGTTTAACAGGTATTGCAATGCGACCCGATATGGGCAGCTATGACTATGAATACCTAAAACGCACAGCAACAGGTGCTGCTATTGGAATGGCACAAGAACTTGGACTGCCTAGTCCAAAAAATATCACTTGTGTTAAGCCCTCAGGCACACTAAGCAAAATCATGGATACTACCGAAGGTGTGCACAAGCCGCTGGGCAAGTATATTTTTAATAATGTGCAGTTTAGTAAGCATGACCCAGTAGTAGAAAAACTACGCGAAGCAAACTACAGAGTAATCAACCACCCAGTAGATGATTCAGGAGTATTAGTAACTTTTCCAGTAGCTTGGGAAGGTGTGCCTTTTGACAATGTCGCTGGCAAAGAGGTTAATCTAGAGTCAGCAGTAATACAGCTAGAACGATACAAGCTGTTGCAAACATCATGGAATCAACAAAATACTAGTGTAACAATTAGTTATGATCCTGCAGAAGTACCTGCAATTATTGATTGGTTGTTAATTAATTGGGATTGTTATGTAGGCGTTAGTTTTATCTATCGTACAGACCCAACTAAAACAGCAAAAGATCTTGGTTACTTATATCTTCCACAAGAAGTAGTAAGTGAGCAAAGTTACAACGACTATGTCGTTACCCTAAAGCCAGTAAATTTAGATGAGGCAAATAGCTTTGATGAAATTATTGGAGAAGAATGTGCAACGGGCGCTTGCCCAATTAGATAATAAATAAAAATGACAACACCAACTAATGAAACTTTATTGTTTCTACATCTTTCAGTAGAAGAAATTAACCAAATACTTGCTGGTTTGCAAGAACTACCAGGAAAAATCTGTAATCCACTTACACAAAAAATTCATGAGCAAGCAAAAGGTCAATTAAATCCAGAAGTTACTGAAGTTTCCGAAGAAACAACAGCAGAATAAAAAAAGCCCTGTAAATTTAAATTTACAGGGCTTTTTTGTTTGCTTATTAATTTCTATATGCTTGAATAATTTGTTTACACATTTTAGATCTGACTATGTCCTCATCTAAGAATCTAACAATTTCAATACCTTTTATACCTTCAAGTCTTGTTACTGCATCTGACAAACCTGAGTTAGGAATATCTGCTTGCTCAATGTCTCCACTAAGAATCATTTTACAATTTTTTCCAATTCTGGAAAGCATCATTTTCATTTCTTCACGAGTACAGTTTTGAGCTTCATCTACTAGTACAATGCAGTTTTCAAAAGTGGCTCCACGTAAAAATCCAAGTGGAGTAGGTTCTATATCTTGAGATTTTAGTGCATACTCATAAAAACCTTTGCCAAGACATTTTGTAAATATACTGTCAAAAGGCATTAAATAAGGGGCATACTTTTCATCTATACCACCTGGTAAAAACCCTAAACCTCTGCCAACTTCTACATTTGGTCTGGTTAAAATGATTTTATTTACTTTGCGGTGATAAAGTTGACTGGCTGCATAACTTGCAGAAATATATGTTTTACCAGTACCTGCACTGCCAACACCAAAAATAATATCATTTTCGTGTATTGCTTGTAAATACTGTTGTTGTATAAAGTTTAAAGGCTCTACTTCTTTAAAAGATTGATAACGCGTATCTGGCACTAAACCTTCTACTTCATCATATCTGTTATCTTTATTTTTTCGGGATTTTTTTCCACTTGACATATAATTCCTCAATAATGTAATAAAAGAAAAACCATTTTTCTTTTTACTTGTTAACAGCTGTTTTTCTCCTATTTTGTTTCACTAGAAGAATCACTGCCTGTTAATGAGGCAATTTTTTCTTTTGTACGACCAAATGCAGCGATACCAAGAACAGCACCCATTGCAATATGATATAATCCAGCACCTTGCAAGGTAATTGGTTGCCATTGTGTTTGTACACTACCATGACTTATTGCTTGTAGTAAACTCCAAAGTATTGGAAATAATACAAAATCAGCAATACAAGTTGCCATGTAACTCCAACCCATCATTGGACGCCATTTAGTATTCATCCAATGTTCTTTTTGTTCTTCAATTGTTGACGATTCTATGCCCATTAGCACTCCTTTTTATTTCTCTGTGAGGTATTATGTCTTGTCCAAACTCAGGGTATCTTTGTTGCCTATCCTGAGCTACCAACATCATTAAATACATAAATAGTATAATTATCCATAAAATAATAGTTCCAACTACGGCTTGTTCGGTTAACTTACGATTTCTTGCCAACCGCCTAGCTTCTGCTACACGAAAACGTTGCATTTGAATGGCAACCAAACTTTTTTGTTCTTTGCCAAGTTTTAACATCATTTCGTTAACTTCAGTCCAAAGTGCACCCAATTCAGGCGGGCACTCATAAATCATTAGTTCTTGTAGATCCTTACCCATTTTTTCTAGTTGTTTTTTCATTAACACACGTTGTAGCGCACGTTTGCCTAAACTACTATCACCAGTATAAATTTCGGTACGACTACGACGTTCTTGTTCTTCAAGTACGGCTATACATCTATAGTAGTTATCATAATAGGTGCCTAAATGTTCACCAATTTGTTGATAGATGTTAGTGGTATCTCCATCGTGCTTATTTAATTCAATAACGCGATTTTTTTCTTGAACATATTGATTTCGTTGCTCTACGCTAGCTGGTTTATCTGCAGGATGTTTTTTATGAAATTGATCTTCTAAGTCTTTTAAAACTGCTTTGACATCACCAGCCGCACCTTTTATATCTTTGTAAAGTTTACATCCAGCTTTAACAGCACTTACAGCACCATTAGCTAATGCAAAGAGTGTTACTGGATCAATCATAGCAACTCCTACTTAGCAGATTCGTATATTTGTTTTTGAGTTCGATACCACTCTTGCCAAGCTTTTAGTTTTTCTGTTAGTTCATAGTAAGTGGCATAATTAACTACTACTGTGTCAAGGAGCTCACTGGCTTTAACATCGGTGGCGGCTCCAGTAGTGTCTCTGGCACTTTGGGCCACGGCATTTTGACTGGCACTGTCGTGGAGCATGACTGCAGACTTAGGCAAAACACAGCTGCTGTCAAGCTCTTTAACAACCACTTGTTGTAAAATGTCTCTGTTAACATATTCAATCTCTTTTACTTTTTTAATTTTGATTACTGTTTTGGTCTGAATTTCTTGATTGGCTTGTGTAGATTGTTGTTCAATTACAGCTGCTTGCTGCTTGAGTTCTGCTAGTTCAGCCTTCCAAGACTCTTGGCTACTAAACCAGCTCAAACAAAACACACAAAAAATTACCATTAAAAAATTATAGTTGCGCCATTGCTGACTCCAACTGGTAGCAACAGCGATACTACTAAAAAGTAGTAATGTCCAATATATCCAATTGGGTATGTATTCTAATAACCACATTAAATCACCTGTTTGATATGATTAAAATGTTTTACACGATCTTCTAAACCTATAAAACCGCCATTAATTTTTTTGGTAATTGCTTTCATATCTTCGTTGTCAGCTAGCGGATTAAGGTTATTGGTTTTCCAAAACCAACAAGCACTTTCTAATGCACCTGCTGTAGTACCCAAATAAACTACAGTTTCTGCAACTGTTTTATTTATGGCTTTACTGAAGTTTTCGTAGTTTGCTTTACCTGTTAGTTGAATAACTCCACGACCACAGTGACGATAACCATCACCAGATGCTTCTGAACCATTACCCATGCGGTTGGCATATACACGATTGGCTATACGTTCAGGTTTGCGAGCGTAGTCAGCTGCTTGCTCTGCAGTAAAATATTTTGCAAATGTTTTCTGCAAACCTTCTGCTGAGTAATTTAAATTTTCTTTTAGTGCAGTAAAACCAGCAGACTCATGAACGCACTGTGCTAAAAAACAAGTGATTCGGCTTTTTGTGTTAATTTCATATTTTGGTAATAGTAAATTAAGTGCCGCTAACCACTCTGCTTGATTTTTATTTTGTGGAATAATTTGTTTTAGTTGTTCTGCTGAAATCATTGTTTTGCTCTTTCTGCTTGTATGTGTGCAGCTTTGTCACGTGCCCATGATTGACCTGCATCACCACCCCAAAGTCCCCAAGCTACACGACCTGGGCTGGGATAACCTTTTTCACCTGGACTAAATCCTTCAGCTTTTTTGTCAACTTCATGACGACTGAAAAAACTATGCATGCGCATAACTGTGCTTTCAGTTAAGTTATCACCACGAACCAGTTGATTTGCTCGTGCCAATCCCACACTAGTACCACCACGATGACCTTCGGCATGCCAGTCTAATGCACGTTGTGCTTCAGTTGCCATGCCGCTGGTAGGTTTGTAGGTTTCAGCACTTTTGGTTGAATTGCTCCAACCGTCTTCGTCTAAGTAATTTTCAAGTTGAATATCATCTTGACTGCTACAACTTTCCCAGTCATCACAAGTGCGTAGTGCTGTACAAGTTATTGCCCAACGAGTGCAGTAACCAACTGGCATGTCTGTAATATCTGCCCAACTTGGTGTTACTGGCAATTCACTTGGTTTTAATGTGGCACCGCCTCCAGCAGTTATACACTGCATGCTATCACTGTCAGTTTTGTAATTTTCACAGTTTAAACACAGCTGTGTTCTGGCGACGCCTTCTGCGACATTCCACAACTCCATTTTGTCACCCCAATAAAGTGTATTGGGTTGGCGTGGATCTGCAGGCCCTAAGTTAGCTAGTTCTATAGCTTGTAAATGATTTGCTAAGTTTACTGATTTGTAAACTGTGGCTACTGGACACTCTGTCATGTATATTCCTTGATGTTAAACAATAAAGTTGGGTATACTAAATACATCAGGCATCTTGTGCCTCATCAAACTTTTTGGAAAGCTCTGGAGTATTTAAAATATTCCAGTCACGAACAGTTATACCTGCTGGCACTTGCGAATGATCATAAATATCTTCTTGGCGTTCACCGCGTATTGGATGAATACAATAAGCTACTGTATCTGCTTCTAAAGCAGTAATTTCGTGAAGTTGATCTTTTGCAATGTAAACTATATGTGGCGCAGTAAACGTAGTAGTTTTATCATTTACTTTTACAGACACACTGCCTTTGGCAATTAAAGTGGGGTGATCAAACTTATGACTGTGCCCAGTCATAACATCACCAACTTCTTCAAAATGCATTTGTTTAACCCACAAATTGCTTACTAATATAATTTGTTTATGTACCATTTGGTTTGCCTATAACTCTGGTTTGATATTGTAAAGTACTATCGTCCATGCTAGTTGCTTGAAAAGCACTTGAATATTTTTTTCTACTAGCACTAACACTTGAAAAAGTATTGGTATAAAAATCATAATAATCACCAATTTGTGGCTGCATTTGAGAATAGTCAAATTGAACCCATTGAGGATTATCAGGATCATTAACCTGTATTTGGTCAGTAATAAGTACCAACCTATTTTGTAGTAATTTTGCGTAAACTGTCATTTTATGTAGGTGCCACTGTTGGATGAAAATTTGGAAAAGTAGTGGGTGTAGGTCTAACTATGCCAGCAGTAACCCTGTAGTCAACTATGTTTCCATTTAAAATAGTTGCAGCACTACTAAGATAATCACTGCCAATAAATAGTTGTGATACAGTTGGAGCATAAGCTACATCTCCGCCTCTACTAGCATGAGTATAATCAGTACCCGAATATACAGTTCCATACTGATCTATTGCTGTTAATTTGAATGTTTTGCTAGTACCGTTATTAGTTCTGCTAAGTTGAACATAATACCAAGTGCCAGTATTTGCACTACCTGCGGCTAAAGATATATAAAGACTACTATTATTGCTAAGTCTAAGATTAAGTTGAGTGCCAGTAACATATAATGCTATTGAGCCGTGATCAAATATGTAGTCATTACTATAAGCAGTTCTATAAAAGAAAAGGTTTATTGTCAAATTTTGACCATTCAAGAAACCTAAAACACTATTGGTTGTATTTAAAAGTTGTTGTTGAGGGTTTTGCATTAACCCAACGGTAGGGGTAGTAGTTCCATTAAAATATATACTTTTTAAATTTGTAGTAGCATTAGATATATTAGGTAAACTGCTACTTTGTTCAATATAGTATGCCCCCGTACTAGCTGTAACATAATGTCTATAAGGACTATAATCAATAAGTGGTACATTTTTCCCATTATTACTAAAATGGGTTACAAAACAAGCAGTATGTGTAAAAGTACTAGTATTATTATTCCAACCAATTACATTACTTGATACTTTTGAAGTTGGTCGTGTAAAACTATCTATACTTAAACAATTTCCTGCTATAAATCTTATACCTGTTATTTCAAGTTTACTGCCTATAATTACTACATTTTTAAGTGTGTCTGCAGAAATTGAATATGTTCGTACACCCGTAACTCCTGTTGATACTGTGGGATTTAGTAGTTGCCCTGCCCTAGTGCCGTTAATAAATAAATTTGTGCTGCCAGTATTAGCACCCATTTGAGGTGTATAACTACAAGTTACAGCTACATGATTCCAACTACCTGCTGTTAAAGTTGCGCTGCTAGTATAATCCCATAAATTTACACTGCTGTTAGAGGTTTTGTAACTGGCTGGGTATGAACTACCATACTCATCAACGCCAGCAGGAGTAACAGAAGAAGTAGTATTATAAAAAGGCGAATATTGTACATTTACAGTAAGATTACTATTTACAAATAAAAACACACTGTGTTGAGCACCAAGTAAAAAACCACTAAGAGTTGAAATACCAGTTGTGGGTACATATACCCAACATTCAAGAGTAAAACCATTTTTTATAGCAACACCTATATCAAGATAGCTGTCCATCTGTATTTGATTATAAGTAGGTTGAATAAGATTATAATTATACTGTGATAATTCACTACCAGGTGATTCAGGATAACCAGCATTGGAATACGCAATTTTTGCATAATTATTAATACCAGTAGATAAGTGATAACCATTTTGTGATAAAGAGTATACACTATCGGTACTTGGATAATTAGTAGTATATGGACTATTAGGGGATAAAAACCACATCTGGCTACTATAACCATTTAAATATGCAGAATTTGGGCTGCTAGTGTCATTTATGGAACTAGTAAGAAGTGTGCGTGATCCAGAATAAGACGTTAAATTTGTACATTCTGGATTTGTTCGTACTAATGCTATTACATAACTCCAATAAGCATCTGATGGTACAAAAACACCAGTATTATCTCGTAAATATTGAGACCTTGCAAATTTTAAAACAGCAAAACTCATACAAAACCTTTATCTAGTAATGTTAAGTACCAATAAGTGCCATCATTGATAACACTATATATATCTATGGCATTTGCAGTTTGGCTAGCTGTTACGCTGCCAGCTAATTTTACATTTGGCCAACTAATTGTTTGAGTGGCAGCACCCATAGTAATAAAAATTAAACCGCTTGCACCAGAATTATATTGGCTTACTCCTGGTAAAGTAATTGATAATACTGCACCTGCGGTAGCTGGAGTAGTAAGTTTTGTAATACCTTGTATTTGATTACTCCAACTAAAATTATTACTAATAAAATAACTGCTATCAAATGTCTGAACGCTATCACGAATATAACTATTGGATAAACTTAGTATACTGCCAGCGGTAAAATTTATAGGAGACTGAAGAGTTGCATTATATATAGTACAATTTTCAAGTGTTTTACTGGTTAGGGTTTGTGCACTATCTGTATCAACAAGGGTACCACCATTACCAGTAGGTAGTTGGTAATAGTAAGTATTTGTAGAATCATAAAATCTATCGTTACTAAAACGTGTGATTCCTGCTAAAGTTTTATTTGTTAAAGTTGATGCTATACCAAGAGCAGTAGTAGCTCCTGTTAAAAATCCCGTAGTATCACTAGTTAATTCACTAGTTAAAGTAATATTTAAACCAACATTTTGTCCAGCAAGTATTTGCCAATAGCCTAAACTACTTTCAGGAGGTTTATTTGTATTAGTAATATTGGCTATATAACTAGTACTATTAGTATCTCTATAAACTATACTATTTCTTGCATATGTAGTACTAGTGTTCCATATGCCTACCGCATTTATTGTATCAGTTGAACTATCTTCATAATAATAAGTTATATTAAGATAATCTGGAGCACTAACAGTTGCATAAATGCTACTATATCTAACTATACTGCCTTGTGGCAAAAAAAGTGTTATTTTTGTAGTATTAGTACCAGAATTAACAGTTGTTAGATCATACGCAGTACCTGTACTATCAAATAGTCTTGTGAATATATTTCCTGCTGTATTACTTTTAACAAACCCAATTATTGTTACATCTGTATCAGCTGTAAATACATCCTGTAAAGTAGTACTGGTAATTTTAAATGATCTTGTAATAATTGCCATAATTATGATATACCTTTATTTACTTGTATACAATACCAATTGTAGCCATCACATACTAATTGATACTTGTCTGTAAGATTAGCTGTAGTACTAGCACTAAAACTTCTACTAGTTTTAACTGTAGAAAAACTTACAGTTTGATTTGCTGCTAACATTTTTATAAAAAATATTATAAAATATCCAGCGTAACTGCTTGCACTAGGTAAAACAATAGAAAAACTATCTGCAGCTGTTGTTGTGGTTTGACATACAAAATTAATACCGCCTGTATTGTTAAGAAGTATATTATTTGTACCAGTTGTTAAAGTTTTTGTTACTGGCGTAAGTAACACATAACTGGAAAGCTTAGTAAAGCTGTTAGGATTAAGGTTTACAGTTTGACCAGAAAAATTAAAAGTATTATTACTTCTCCACGTGTTATCCCTAAGCCCGTTATTATAAAAATATTTATTACGTAATGTTTGTGTATTTGTTGCTAGAGCTAAAGTAACATTAGTTGATATGGGTGGTATTGAAATAGTGGTACTAGTGCTGGCGGGGCCAAAACTGTCAGTTACACAAACATTAACAAAAAGTTTATTAGATAGGGTACTTGATACATTAAGAGTTTCTTTAACAAGTGGACTTAGTTTACCAGAAGCGGTAGTTAAATCTGATAGCGTTAAAGCTTTTATAACTGCTGCATTATTTTTAATTAATACCCAATTATCGGTAGTTATAGTTGAAGCACTATTAGCTTGTATAGCCATATATAAATGACTGTCATTAATAACAGTGTCATTTTTTTGATAATTGCCGCCAGAACCCCAATAACCTTTAAATAATGTTGCTTTATATGTACGGTTTTGTGGTAAAGTTGTTGCTGTAATTATTGCAGTAAAAATTACTAGTCCACCTGCATTAGTTCCAGCAATTGTGCAATAGATATAATCTCCAGAACTTATAGTTAATTTACCTTTGCCAACTGCATAATCATAAATTGTATACCCAGTAAGCCAGCTAACATAATAATTGGGGATAACATTAGAATAAGCTGGATAACTACCAGAAAAAATAGTAGAAACTGCATAATAGGCAGCTTCATTATAGCCTATTATGGTATATTTAGTACCTGCGGAATATTCATCAGCTCCAACCATTTTTTGACCTGCAAACATAGTATGATCTAATTTTATATTAATATAAGTACCGTCTGCTTGTTTTTTTGCTAAATATAAAGTGCAGTAAACTCCAAAATCTGTAGAATAAGTTGCATAACTTGGAATACTAACTTTAAAATTACTAGTAGATATTAGTAAAGGCGTACTATCGGTATGAGTATATAATGTGTTATTTCCTATGGCACTAGCAGATTTAATTATTGATTTATTTGCCATTTTATTCACCAAAAATAAAAGCTGCAGCTATTGGATCTATGCCATTATTGGCTGCAGTAACTTGTCCGTAACTATTTACAGTTAACGTTGCATTAGTGTAAGTTGCTGCAGTTACACCAGTTGCAGTTAAACTGGTGCTGCCGCTAATCACACCATTATTTATAGTAATTGTTGTGCCATCAACTTTAACACCGCCTAGTGTACCAGTAGTTGCTGTTGGTAAAGTATAACTATTGCTACCGCTAATTACACCATTATTTATAGTAATTGTTGTGCCATCAACTTTAACACCGCCTAGTACACTAGTACTTGCTGTTGGTAAAATATAGCCGCCAGCTTTAAGTATACCAAAAGCGTCTACATTAGGTGCCAGTAATGATAAATTTCTATTAGTAGTCATGTTTAAGCATCCTTTGTACCTTTAAACTTAAATTTTTATTTGATATGGCTACTCAAGTGTGGGCCATATAACATTATAAGGATCACTTTGATTGGTTATGTCTCGCAGTGCTTGTATATAATTATCTAAAGCGGCAATATTGTCAGTAACAGGCAAACCCATTCTTTGCTGACTTAGTGCACGAGATATTTTCCACTCTACATCAAGTATAAATTTGTTCCGAAGAGCACGTACGCCTTTCCATTCTAATTCTATCCTAGCGGCTAGCTCTTCTGCTGTAAAATCAATCAATTTCCAAGTTGTTTTATCCCAGACTAAATGTTGTTGATTAGGGTTGTAAGCAGGAGGAACATCTGCAGGTATATACCCTGCATCTAAAAGTTCTTGTGCAGTAAAAGTACTTTTATCAGTTTTAGTTAAACCTGTTGACAATCTTATTCTGTCTGGTAAAAGGCCAGGAGTTTGTTGGTTATGTGAGTATAACATAATTTATTTTTCCTATAAAATCACACCATAATTATCACCATTGTATGTCATACCAAGAGCAGACCAGCTTGTTGCTTCAGCATTGTCAGCATAAAAAACTGTACTAAATTGATAACTAGATGAACTATAAGCTCTAGTAGTAAAGTATGCACTGGAATTTGAAATTGATATTGGATGGGTTCCAGTTGCTCTGTTAGTCTGAAAATTTAACTCTATCATAGATATTCCACCTGTAAATTGTGGATTAAAAAGTTTAATTTCTGCAATTATTCCTGGAGTGCCATGAGTTCCTGAAGTTGATGCATTACCTTCATATCTGATAATTACAAACCTATTTTGCCCATCAACTCTGTAAAACAGCCGTTGCATGCTGTTATTGCCGCCGCCGCTAAAAACAAATTTATTTCGAGGAAGAGCACTTGCAGCTGTTGAACTAATAAAGCCAGCACTAAGAATTTCGCCTGTAGTACCAAAAACTATCCAGCCATTTTCGTTAACAATTACATCAGTAAAATTGGTATTATTAATTTTAAATGTAAAAGGTAGTGGTACTGAAAAGTAACTATCAGCTGTAGCAGTAGTTGTATCACGTAAAATAGTCCAACCCAGAGCCCCTAGATTAGTAGCTCCAGATGCTGATGGAGATCGAACTTCATAATAAATATTGCCAACAATAGGCTGTATAAAATCACTTCTAGTAAATTGAGTAGCTGCCCCTGTAGAACTATCACTAATTGTTACTTGACTAGAAGTACCCATTGTGTACCTAATACCGCCAGTGTTATAGTAAACCAATAAACTAACAGCTTCTGATCCTTCAGTATAGCCATCATTTCTATATGTATAAGTTACTTGTCCAGTGCTGTCTGTTATTGTTACACTTCCAGCAAGAGTATTAGTAGTATTAGAAAACTCAGTAGTACTTATACTTCCAGTATTAGTTAACAAATAATAATAAAGCGTGCCAGTTACAAAACCAGTAGTTACTATATTAAAAGCTACACTCTGTCCTTCTGTTATAGTACTAGAACTAGGGGTAATTACCGCAGTAGCTCCTGTGGTAATTGCAGTTATTTCTACAAAACCATTGGCAATTCTATCCACTTGATTTGTACCTCCCCAACTATAGTTGTTTACACGTTGAGGATTATAATAAGAACCACCACATCCACCAGCTGGAAGATTACTACTAGTTCCACCAGTATATCCACCACCGCCAGCGCCATCGTCTATGTCACCACCACCACCGCCAAAACCACCACAGCCACAAGGCGCAACAGCGTCGCCTCCTAGAAATCTAGTGCCAGCACTGGTGCCGGTGCTGTCACTTAGCCAACCAGTACCACTTCCACCACCGCTTCCCGCAAGTGCAGCACCCTGTCCATTTGTGGGATCAGCTCTTACACTAGTAGCATTAAATCCAGCACATAAATCTTCACGAGCATTTTGACCAGCAGTAGCTCCATCATCATCTGAACCACCACCACCACCTGCAGCAAACAACAAACCTGTACCGCCAATGCTGCCTGTATAAACAAAAGTACCACCGCCACCACCGCCACCAGAACCTGTAGTTGTAGATGAAGAACCAGCTTTTCCTACTACAATACTTAACACAGTGCCTCTGGTTAAAAATACCTCGCCATTTAATGTTGCACCCCAGCCACCAGGTAATGTAGCATAATACCATCCGCCACCTCTAGCACCCGCTACTTTAAAGCGGTATACTCCAGTAAAAGGAACAGTCCACAATTGTATTCCAGCAGTAACTACATTATAGTAACTGGTATTGTTTAGCCAAGGATATGTTGTGGTATTATATTTACTAAGAAGTGTTGATAATGAGTCGCCTGTTTTATTTGCAGTAATTCCACTAACATAATTAATGTCATCCGCACCACTTAGAAATTTAAAACTTAAAAAACTATATAAATCTAACAGTTCTGTAGTACCTGTTGACGTGTCATTAATTGTAAAATCTGAAGTGCTTAAAGTTCCGCCACCATTGGGTACTGATACAGTTAACCTAAAAGTTTCTGAGCCTTCAGTAAATGTATCAGCACGCGGTTTTACTGCAATTGTATCACTTCCACCATTAACAACAGTTATAGTACCACTAGTAGCGTTTAAAAAATCAGTTGGTACTGGTGTTGTTAAAACTGATCCACTTTTTATTTCTTGTATTTTCCAGTCTAGATTTCCACTATAGTTTGTGGTATTTACAACAAAACTATTTGTTGTGTCTTCGTTCATGCTAGCTATAGGTACAATGGTTGCGCTTGGTTGTGCTGGACTTGTTACAGTAATAACTTGTGATGTGCCGTATAAGTAGCCACTAGTACTTTGTGCACGAAACTGTACTTGAAAAGTGGTGTCTGCTTCGCTATAGTTAAAGTTATTTATAACAGTTAAAGTAATTCCGCCTGCACTTAATAAAAAATTGCCAGTTTGAGCGCTAAATTTACTGGCGGCACTACCTGTGATAACATAATAAATAGTAGTTTCTTGAGCATTTTGAATAGCAACATCAAAGCGTATAGTTGTACCTTTTTCAACTGCAGTTTTTGAAGGTGTAATTGTAGTTACAGGTGTAATACTAGTATCTATAATATTTGCGCTTATAGTGCCTATCGTCCAGCCATACGACGGACTTGTTACAGTCATAGTTAAAGATTCTGTGCCTTCAGTTAAGTAGTCTTTTTTACCGTAAATATAAGCACTAGTTGCATCGTAACTATAACTGTCTAGAACAGTTGACATAGTTGCAACTGTTGTTAGTAAATCTTGAGTTGTTGCAGTTCCAGAATAAGTTATGTTATAATTTATTTGTGATACAGGATTTGCAGTACCTACATTAGCCCAAGTAAGCTTTAAATTCCATCCAGACTGAGTTTCGTCAAACTGTGTTACACTACTAAGATAAGGTACAAAACTTAGCGTAGGTATAGGCGTAGGTATAGTAATAACTGGACTACTACCAACTATAGGCCCAGTTATACTGGTAGTGCGTATATTAACTTTAAATTGAACTGGTTGACGGGTAGGGTCAGGTTCCTGATCTGCAACTGGATATATAGAAAAACTAGCAATACCAGTTACGCCAGCGGGTTGCGTAAATGTTCCGTACTGTTGATTATTATAAGGACCAGTGCCCGTAAAACTACCAGAAGGACCGCTAACTGTTTCTATTGTGTAGTATAAAGTAGTGTTAGCAGTAATATTTTTACTAGTATTAGTTATTGTAACACCATTGCCATTATGATAAATAGTACTAGTGCTAGCAGTTACGTTAGATGAAAAAGTTGGCAGAACTGGCCAAAGATCAGAAAGACGTGCATTATAAGCGTCAAAGGTGTCATAAATACCCGTTGCTCCTGCAGTATTAGAGCTTGATGTAGTATAACGAATTTTAGTAAGTTTTCCGCCGTTTCTAATCATTTTATTTCCTGTTTGTTTACGTAAACGACCAAAACGCTGTTGTGTTATCCGAGCCAACATCAACAGTATCGTCTTTAGTGTAAATAAGATTTAACGTATTTGTTCCTGAAGGCATTTGTATAGATCCACTTTGAGAATTAGGATTACCACTTATACGAGCCAACTGAATACCATTTAATACTAACGTGCCAAAATCATAGCTGGGTTCGCTGCTTGTATCAAGCCTCCAGTTAAGCGTTACAATTCCACCTACTTCATAAATAATACTAACTGAACCTTGTGTTGTAACTTGACTAGTGCCAGTAATGTTATCAGTAAAAGGACTGGAGCTGCTAATAAACGTAATTGCACCACCTTGCTCTGAACTTAAACTACTAATTCCTTTAACAACTTGTTTTGTGTTTTTACCTAGTATGCTTTTATTATCAAAGTAGTTAAAAGTCATTAGCTAATTTCCTCGTAACTGCATATAGCTTCTAAATAAGAGTTAGCGCTTGCTAATATTCTTAAAGAATCATTTTCTTCTAGATATATACTACTATCTTTTGATATTACTACTAAAGTAGCGTCGTTAGGCACAGTAATGGTAAATGCTACACGATAACTAGTAGTTTGATTTTTAAATACATCAACTGTAACGTCAGCACTACTTGTTCCGTTTACATTTGCGATAATTAAAGAGTTAATTTTTAAAATTTTGCCTGAGCCTGTGGTATTTGAAACAATAGCACTAGCAGTTGTAGTAACTGCCAAACCTGCTATTTTACCATAAATATTTGCTACGTTTACTATGTTGGGATTTGCCATTTTTTATTCCTTATCCAAATACTATGGCCATTGCAATAGCCTTGCCAGTAGTAACTCCACTACCACCACCTCCACCTGAACTACTAATAACACCAGTAGCAGCATTAATAGTAATTGTTGAGCCATCAACTTTAACACCGCCTAGTGTACTAGTAGTTGCTTGAGCTAAAGCATATGGAGTAAATGTAAATGTATTGCCACTTAAACTTAAACTGCCACTGCCACTTGCTGCAGCAGTTGTTATTGAATAAGTAGGTACTGTAGGTATTACAGGTGGAGTAAATGTAAATGTACTGCCAGTTAAACTTAAACTGCCACTACCACTTGCTGCAGCAGTTGTTATTGAATAAGTAGTTCCACTACCACCTCCACTTGAACTACTAATAACACCAGTAGCAGCATCAATAGTAATTGTTGAGCCATCAACTTTAACACCGCCTAGTGTACTAGTAGTTGCTTGAGCTAAAGCATATGGAGTAAATGTAAATGTACTGCCACTTAAACTTAAACTGCCACTGCCACTTGCTGCAGCAGTTGTTATTGAATAAGTAGGTACTGTAGGTATTACAGGTGGAGTAAATGTAAATGTATTACCAGTTAAGCTTAAACTGCCACTAGCACTTGCTGCAGCAGTTGTTATTGAATAAGTAGGTACTGCTGTATTTTGAACACTGCCGTCTGGAAATGTAATCTGACCACCTGTTGCCAGTATCAATCTATCAGCATTAATGTACTGAAAATAATCAACAGAATTAGTTGACCCGCCACTTGCTGACGATGCCGCCAAAGTTGAGTTTGGCTTGTCATATACACAGTTGAAAATTGAGTAGAAACCACTTAATGAAACTCTGGCAACATTGTTATATGTTGGTACAATAAATTGACTATTAGCTAAGGTAACAATAGTTCCGGGAGCAGTAGTTATAGCATTTCTAGTGTCGATACCATTTAATGGAGTCTGAACTAACCAATTGGCAGTATCAGAAGCAGGAGCAGTAGTACCAGCACCAGCAATTATACGAAGATAAGTAAAACCTGAATTGAAAACATAATTACCAACAGCATAAGTTGTACCAGAAACCCATTGGACTGCAATGGCTGGTAATATGCTGTCTACAAAGTTTGCGTTTCCTGCAGTTAAAACTGGAGAAACAGTAACAGCGTTTTTAACAATTACCCTTGCTCCAGCATTATTGATTGTAATGAAGTTAGGATTACCCCCAAATATGGCAACTAAACCACCGCTACCAGTAATGTTTGTAGTGCCAATATCGCAAAAACGAATAAGAGTATAGTCGGCAGCACCGCTTTTTGTAAGTGTACCGGTAATATCACAACCAAGTATGTTTACACTTCCTGTTCCTGTAGCTGCTGTAATCGTCAGGTTTGTCATTTTTAAACCTGAAATAGTACAGCCTTTGTTTGCAGTTATAGTTCCAGTAATTACAACATCGTCACCTTTTTGTGCTTCAGTAGTTAATGTTACATAAGATAAATCTATTGTGAAGTTTTCAGTATAACCGCCAGAGTGAACAATTACTTTTCTTCTTTGTGTACTTACTAAAGTCATTGCTTTGGTAATCGTGGCAACTGGATTTAACAAGTCACCATTACCAGTAGTATCGTTTCCGTCTACTTGACTAACGTGTATTTCATAGTCATAGCCAGTAAATCTATTTGTTAAATCTGTGTAGCTGCCGCTGGTAGCTACAGTTGCAAGTGCAGAAGTGTTTACTTTAGCGCTTAATGCCGTAGTAACATAAGTTTCAGTTGCCAATCCAGCTATAGCACCAGTGCTACCATTTACACTAGTAACTTTGGCATCTGTATAAGTTGTGCTGATACTTGAACCATTCCAAACACCAGTTGCAATAGTACCTAGTGAAGTAAGGCTGCTGGCTGTTACACCGCTAGCCAACGTAGTACCAGTTAATGTACTTGCTGCTGCTGTTATAGTGATTGCGGTTGATCCGTCAAAATTTACACCATTAATAGCTCGCGGAGTTGCTAGTGCTACGGCTGTATTGGCTGTAGTAATTGATAAAGCACTAAATCCAACTAAATTAACTATATCATTGATTGCGCAGGCAGCGGTTAATACTATGCTAGTACCATTAATTGCACTATAGTCTTCTGGAGATAATCTAATACCATTGACAAATACATTTACATATGGTATAGTATATGCTACATTAAAAGTAGTTTGTCCAGCTGTAGCTGTATATGTTTTATGATCAATTCCCGAAGTACCGCTACCACCACCACCACCGCCTGAACTACTAATAACTCCGTTATTAATAGTGATTGTTGAGCCATCAACTTTAACACCGCCTAGTGTACTAGTAGTTGCTATTGGTAGTGTATATGCATCTGGTATTGTTGGTTTATTAGTTAAGTCTATATAGTTGCCACTGAATAGAGTAGGTTTATTAGTTAAATCATTATAATTGCCACTAGTAGCTACCGCAACAAAATTAGGTTTATTTAAAATAGCACCTAAACCAGTTGTTGCATTCCAGTCAGTTTGTACTTGTGCAGCTGGTATAGTTGGTTTATTACTTAAGCTATTATAATTACCATCAAATAGTGTGGGTTTGTTTAGGATAACACCCAACCCACTTACAGCTGCCCAATCACTTTGTACTTGTGCAGCTGGTATGGTAGGTTTATTACTTAAGCTATTATAATTACCATCAAATAGTGTAGGTTTATTGGTTAAGCTATTATAATTACCATCAAATAGTGTGGGTTTGTTTAGAATAACACCTAATCCACTAGTAGCACTCCAATCAGTCTGCACTTGTGCAGCTGGTATGGTAGGTTTATTACTTAAGCTATTATAATTACCATCAAATAGTGTAGGTTTATTGGTTAAGCTATTATAATTACCATCAAATAGTGCGGGTTTGTTTAGGATAACACCTAATCCACTAGTAGCATTCCAATCAGTCTGCACTTGTGCAGCTGGTATAGTTGGTTTGTTAATTAAATCATTATAGCTGCCACTAAAATTTGCAGATATTGTATTGCCAGTTTTAGTTAAACCGCTGCCAACTAACACTGTGCCGCCACCACTAAACTGTGTAAACGTTAAACCAGTAACACCTAGTGTAACTGTGCCAGTTGTAATTAATGTAAAGGCATTTCCACCATTTTGTGTACCCTGCTCTACAAATGTAAATAATCCTGCCGTTACTTTTAAATCAGTATCAGCATCACTACTTCTATACCAATATTGGTAATCTACGTTCCATATACCATTTTCACTAGCATTAGTTTGATTTTTTACTAATACGCGCTGGCCAGCAAGTACGCTTACACCATCAATTGATTGTTGCCCATATAGCGTAATATTAGTTGTAGTAGCAACTTTAACTGAGTCCTTTATATCCAAGCCTTGCTTAAGTGCATCCACGTAAGCTTTGGTAGTTGCATCACTATCTTGCTGTGGTGTTGTTAAATTTGTTAAACTACTACCACCAACGTCTATTGTTTGTGCACTTAAGTAAAGCGTACCACCGCTACCAAAAGTTAAATCACTATCTGTAACAATGCTACCAGTTGTACTTCCAGTACCGCCGCGGCTTTGACTAATAGTATTACCTGCCCAAGTACTATTAGTGCTAATAGTTTTATTAGTAAGCGTTTGGGTGCCGCTGGTTGTGGCAATATTATTATTAACACCAATTGTTACAGTATTATTACCAGCACTTGTAGTAATACCAGTTCCGCCTAATATTTGTAAACTGCTGCCGCTGACCACTGATCCATAACTAGAATTATCTGCACCCAATAATAAAGTGCTGCTTCCACTGCTACCGCCAGTTATAGTTTGGGTGCTAATAGCTGTAATAACACCTTTACTATTAACAGTTATTATAGGTACCAATGTACTACTACCATAAGTACCAGTAGTTAAACCAGTTTGTGTTGCAAGTGCAGCACTTAATTGTATATTAGTAGTACCGTCAAAATTTACTGCACTAGCAGCCACATCTCCAGCTAAACTTATGCTTCTTGCTGTGGACAATTTTGTAGCAGTGGCACTGTTACCAGTAATATCACCTGTTAGCTTGCCTGTATTATCTCTTTTTACAAGCATACCAGCAGTAGCCAAGCTAGTGGCCGTATCCAGTAAATCAGTATAATACTTTCCGCCAACAAGCACACCAGTAACACCGCTGCCACTTGGTACACCTATAAATAGTCTGTCACCATAATCCGTACTGGCTCCTAGCGCATAATTATAAAGCGCTTGACCACTAGTTAAATTTACTGGCAGTTGTACACTATTGGCTAAATTTACTAATACAGCACCTGGAGTGCCTTGTGGACCTGGTGCACCTGCAGTACCTGCAACGCCAGCAGGCCCTTGTGGGCCTGTTGCACCTGGTGGTCCCTGCACGCCACTAACAATAGTTTCGCTGGTTACGGCATTTTCAACAATTATAGTATTAACAAATTTTACTATTTCTGTCATTTTACAACCTCTTTGGTTAATCCCATGCTGCCATAAATTAACACAAAGCTTGTGGTACCTGCATAAATTTCAAGTGCATAAACTGCAGTTGTAAAATTAAATGTACTAGTTACAGTTGCAGGAATAAATAAAGTTATCTTTTTATTTGTATTATCAATTGTAACACCGCCATTACTAGTAGTCATTTCATAAATTAATGTACTACTATCTACATTTGGTCTAATTTGCATTTTTGCAGTATACCCTGTCATATCAACAGGTTTATTGTATTCTAGTATACCACCGCTTGTATAAGCACGGTAACCTACACTGTTAATGTCATTAATAGTTATTACATTAGCTGTAGTAGGTTCGCCCAGTCTATATATATCACTGCTGTTAATGTCAGTCATGCCTACCACGTTGCTGATTTTAATACGCCATTGTGGTGGAATACCATGTGCTGTACTAGTAAGGGTTAGTGGTGCACTTTGTGTTATTGCAGTAATAGGCTTATAAACTTTTTCACCGCTTTCCCAGCGCAGTGTTTCTGAAAAAGTATTGCCTTGCATAATTTTATAATTTATTTTTACTGCATCAGTCATACTACCGCCTTTGTTTTTATAATACCATGTAGTCTGGTAATTTCAGTATTTAAGTTGCTGACTTCAACACGCAGTTTAGTATTTTCACTAGTTAATTCACTAAGTTGATTGCTTAAGTTTACTAGTTCAGCTTGCAATTTGCCAATTTCTTGGCTTAGTATTAAGTTTTGCGCACTCATACGTTCTAATTCATCATGCATCATCTTTAATAAAGCTGATTCTGTACTATTTGCTTTCCAGTTTTTAACTACTACTTGCAATCCCATAGCTAGTCCAACTACAGCCAAAAAAGCTGCCGTAAGCCACTGGGATATATTTGATGGGTCTGTTATTTCCATGTGATGTACTCCTTGACAGCAATTTAGTATTTAAATTTAAAATCTATTACATATTTTTGGTACTATTATACCATGTTAGCAAAAATCAGTCAAGTTAAAAAAATAGCCCCCTAATGGAGGCTATTTTTATATTTCTTCTATGCTTACTGAACTTGTGTATACAGTAAACATTGGATGTGTAACAGCTGCTGTATCTGTTAATTTTCCAAATATTTGGTATAACCCTTCAGCATCCCAGTCGTCACTATTATTTGGAAATAAGCTAACTGCCAGCGGCCTGCTTAAACCACTAGTTTTTAGTAAATTTACAAAAGTTGTACGGTCAGTGTATGTTAGCCAATTTAAGTTGAAATTTAAAGTTTTGTAACGTACACCGCGGGTGGTAATTAAATCACCGCTTTCAGTTCTTGATTGACTGCTTAAATCTTTTACCCCAACTTCTATGCCAAATTCTGTATTGTATTTTGGACTCCACGACTTGCCTACTATCAGCCTACTTGCTTCTAGATAGCTGTTACTATTAGCCGTATCAGTTATTAAAATAGTAAGTCCCGTACAAGTTACGTCGCTGCTAAACCAGATTCTGGCATGGCTTCCAGCACCATAACTATAGCTGCTGCTGTTGGCAGGTAAAAATGTACTGTCCCAAGCTGTGTCTGTCCACGGCCTGGCCAGTACAGCACCTAATGCGCTGGGGTTTACACCTGCAATTACATTTATGGCAGTGGTTGTAATTGTAGCTGTACTAGTTAAATTGGTAAATGCCAGTAGCACACCACTTAAAACCCTTGCATTTGCAGCAGTTACAGTAATAGGTGAGCCACTACTGCCCACAGTTTGACTGGTATTGACTACATAATTACCCGTACCGCCAGTACCTGTGCCAAAACTTGTAATGTAAGTACCTGCTGCAATACTACCACCTGTGATAACTTGATTTGGTGCTAGTGTAATGGTAGGTGCAGTTGTAACTACAAGCGTTGTACCTGTAATATATCCACTAAACGTGCCTGAGCCAAAGCCAACTGTTAAGGTAGCAGTTTTTGCCGTACTGCGCCAAGTTTGGCTTTTTGCGTCTTTTTTAAGATTTGCTGCTGCATAAGATGCACCTGCAACACTATCTGCTGAAAGTGTGGTAGTTGAGTAATCTATTACATTATCATAAATTACTTTTAAATTATTTGCCGCCATTTTTGTTCCTAGATTTCAGCAAGTTGTAGTAGTACAGCTTGCATCAGTTGAGGGTCTTGCAGGTCATAGTATAATACGTTACGTAATGTAATATCGTATTCGCCTACATTTTTTCTTATACCTGTTGATATAATTTCATAAATAATAACAGTTACCACAGTTTCGGGTTCAGGTATTGCATTATTTATTAGCGACTTAACTATCACTTGTTTGTTTGATAAATCCATAGTTTTAATAAATATAGTTTTTATAATAATAAGTATGAATCTGCCAATTAAAACTAATTGAGCTTTGCGCAATTGGATTTAAGCTATCCAAATTTGTAGCATCATACGCTTGAAATTCTATGTAACTTGGGCTACCATATACTAATCTACCTGTTAATACATCAAACTTATCTAGTCTATAAGTTGTAGTACTATTAGCTACCTGATAAGGTATTGGCATACACAATTGAAATTTTTTATTTAATAAAGGCATTAAGGGGCTGCCAGTAGGTAAATTAGTAGGCGTTATATAAATTACATAAAAGTGAGTAAAGTTACTTTGATAAGTATTATAGCTTTTTGCTATTATACTAACCGTACTATTACTCAAATTTATGATTTGACGATAGCTGCCTGAGTTTCCTGTAAATGTGCAACTTCCACTAGCTGTTGTTAAATAAGTTGTTAATTGAGTATTACCAGTTAATTCTGGTACTGTATTACCTTGAGCTTGTACACGAATACCTGTCGAAGATATATCAATCATTTTGTATACCTTAATTTTAAATAACCACGAGAGTAGTATAATACTTTTATAATTCCTCTTGCCCAGCTACTGCTAATACCTGCTGAAGCTAATTCAGTTGCACTAATGCTTGCTTTTAATAGTGAAGTAGTATATGTAGTACTATAACTTGCTGGAACACTTAAACTTGTGCTATCTGGGTTATCCATACCATAATTAAAACTTACACTCATCAAATCACCGTTCCCATCACATGGACCAAACCAGCCCTTACTATCATCACTAAATTGATAACTAGCTAAATAAAATCCACCAAATGTAGCATTAAAAGTAGTTGAAATATATGCCAAATTACCAGTATTAGTAGCATATGCAGTTGTATTTTTATAATTTTGAGGTGAACCAGATTCAGTAAACCATAAAGTTGGTACAATTGTATAAACTCCAGGTTCTGTTAATGTAAAATTAAATATATCTGCATTAGCAGTTATTACAGGTATTTGGGTTATACTAAATATTGATCCACCTGGTTGAGTAGTTGGAATTCCGCTTATATTATTTATGGGATAAGGTATTGGGGCTAGTTGATTATAGTATATATCATAACCACTATTAACATTAATAGTATCACTTGTTTCTGTACTTCTTAAATAGCTTGGAAATTCAGTTCCAGTAGCAGGAACAGTACCTGCACTATAAGTTATTATACCATCGGAATTTTTTGCTATTATATAGTCAGGTGTTATTTTTATTCTTTCTACAGCCATACTATATCCCCAATACTTTTAAAACTGCTGTAAATTTAATATCTGGTAATTCCCTGGCATAAGTATAATATACTTCTGCTAGTGATACTACATTACTACTATCTATTACTGGTATTAGCACCCTTAAACTATCACCATTACTTTGTACAATAGCTGGACCTATACTAGATATATTTTGAGTTATTACAGTACTACCACCCACCGTGGGGGTGATAGTATCTAATGTAATAGTAGATATTATTACAGGTACTGTAATACTATTATCTAGTATATTACCACTAGTACTACTGGCAGTACTAGGTATAGGCGATATTCCAAAATCATATTTATAATTTGCCAATTTTGTTATCCTTTATTAGTAGAAGAACTACTAAAAGTTTTTGGTGTACGATAAGGTAGTATAGTATTACTAGTATAATTTATTGTTTCTTTTGATGATATATATTTATAATCTCCTGATGTTGAAATATAAGGAATATAATCATAATTTACACCTTCAACTGTAAATTGTGGTTTTGTTTTAATACTTCCACTTTTAGTAACAGTAAGAGTACCATTGGCGCCATCGATATACATAGTGCTTGTGGCAGCATCATAACCTTGACTTAAATTATAATTTAATCTATAGTTTGGTATAAAATATTTTTTAACTGTAGTATACTTAGTAGTTCCAGCAGCATCAGGCATTGATAATGTAGTTGCATTGCTATATGTAGGAAAAGTTGTACTACTTTTTAATAGAGTACTACGTTGAAACTCTTGTCCATCTGAGCCAATAACTGTAACGTGTCTATAATCATAATTATTTCGATATCTATAAGCAGCAACTGCTACATATAAATAATTTGAAGGTAAATTATTTATAACTATACCATATTTACCAATAGCGTAATAATCTTCATAACTAACTAAATAAGTTAAATCATTTACTACATCACTGCCTACATTGTTTGATACTCCTACATAAACTATAAATCCATCAATATTACTAGTACTAGTACTAGTTGTACCTAATGTATAATCCCAGGCAAGGGATAATCCTAAAGGATTTTCGGTATTTAAAGCTATTTGATCTACTATAAGTGAAGTTCTGCTTGAATTAAATTTAGGGGGAGTAAGCCCTACATAAACATTAAGATTTACAGGGAACGCTGCTGGCTCTATTGGTAAGTAAACAGGAACAACTGCCATGGCATCCGCGTAGTTACTAGCAAGTCTAAATGAAGTAGTATCAACTACTATTACATAATATGTATCATAACAATTTATATTTTTTGGGGTTGTATTTAAATTATCTACATAACCTACAACCATTTTACTAAAAACAGTGGTAGCTAAAGTTGTTTGAGCTGTAGTTGTATACATTTGTTGACTGTAGGGGTCTGAGCCCGTATATTTAAATGTAAATGTACTAGTATCAAAAGCATCTGTTGTTTTATCATAATTGCTGTCGTTATAAATTACTGAAATTGGATTTTCTTTAGTAGTGTAACTTGGTTTATTATACGATACGGCATTAGCTGCTGATGTTTGTGGATATTTAAAGTATATAGTTGCTGTTGTTGTATCTATACCATTTATTATTTCACCTGCAAATGTACCAAAACTATTTAAAATAATACCTTTATTTGCTTGGGCTTTTTGTAAACTTTCTGCTAATTTAAACCAATAGTAATCTATAACTATAACATAATACCTTTGTCCTGGTCTTAGTACGTCCAATAAATTTTCAAATTTACCAACACTTTTACCTTGTTGATACATAACTATATCACCAGTTTTATAGTTATGTGCAAATGTTGTACCAAATAAACTACCTATATCACCAGAAATTAAACTACTTATTTTAACTTTAGTAATAGCATTATAGTTTGTGGTATTTATAGTATTTTGATTTTCTGTACTAATACGTACGGGACTCCCAGTTGTTAATCCATGAGTAGCAAAAATAGCATTAGCAGGGCTACCAGTAGAGTCTGATATACTACCTTGACTATTAATTAGAAAATCCCCCGCAGTTGTGGTATAAGCTGCTGAATTATTTAATTTATCAAAATTTTTATTATATTGAGTATAGTTATTAGTGGTAGCTAACGGCATACTATAATGTTTAATGTCAGAGCCACCTGGCATAAAAGCCACTTCTGTTAAACCATATAAACTTGTACTATTAGTAATAGTTACTGTATTACTATTAGATTTATTTGTTAATACAGGTATATTTATACTATTAACTAAACCGCCTTTTATTCTATTACGATATAATTTTACATTTAAATTATTACCAGTTAAACTTGATAAAGTTCTTGTAGGTGCTGCGTTTAGTAAACTAGTCTCAGTACCTAAACCTATATAGCCAACATTTTTATCTGAAATTTCTTGTATTACATCTGGAAATTTTACAAAACTTATTGCACCAGCTACTGGATTTGAAAATGTAATATTAAAAGTATAACTATTTGTCTGACTATCTCCATAATAACCTGAAATAAAACTAACTTTTAAAGTACTAGTACCAACCGTCAATGATCCAGTACCACTGGCATTTGCTATACCTGATGTAGTAGTTATAGTTTTACCAAAAAGCTGAGTTGTTCCGCTACTACCCAACTGTGTGCCATAAAATGTACCGCTTGTACTACCAGTAATTACACTACTCCAACTATAGTTAGTTGCTGTAGATACACTAATATTATAAATAACATCAAAACTAACAGTAGCGCGTGAATAGTTGCCTTGTATGTTTATACTTAATGTTGTTGTATTACTATTATAATTTTTTGTAACTGTCCAACCAGTTCTAGATGTTTGTGTACTAAAAGTTAATGTTGGTATAGCAAATGAATAATTTTTAGTTATATTTACTGGACTACCTGTTACATCAAGTAATTTTATACTACTATTATCTATTTTACTAACATAATAATAAGAGTAATGTACTAAATTAGTTACATTAGTCGCTACTGCGTACTGTGGCGCTAAATATTGTACCCTATCACCTGTATTTAATCCGTGTTGTGTGGCAAAATAAACAGTATCAGTAGTATCATTAACATTACTAAGATTTGTATTAAAAGTATAATTACTGGAATCTATACAAATATATTGACTGCCAGGACTGCCCGTTGATTTTATATCTAATTTACCTTGCAATACACCAGAAGTATAATAATAGTCTTTAGCTAAATAAAAGGAATCAGGATCAGAGCCGTTCAAAATTACATAATAATAATTATTATCTTTTAAACCAGTAGCTACAGTTCCAATTGATACATAACGAACCAATTGAAATTGTTTAAATCCATGGTTTGTAATTGTAATTAAATTAGTACTAGGATTAATACTTTCTATTAAGATTTTTTTACTATCTTTGTACCTATTAGTTAAACGCGCAGCACTAAAACTGATCTTATAGTCTGCTGGTGCAGTACTAAATCCAATTAAACTTGAAGGTCTTATTATATTTAATGGTGGTGTATTTATGGGTACAACTGTTTCTTGAATTTTAAATCTTATAATATCACTATAAGTACTACTTGTATAAGTTTCAGCTACAGAACCAGTAGCTGAAGCGTAAGGATATGTATAAGGGTGTCTTTGGACCTGTGAACGCCCACTAGTCATGGTTCTGATTAATATATCGGCTTTAAGTTCTATTATACAAGGACCATAAGTATAATAAAACTCCATTAGTTTATCTCTACGTATTTTTGCTGATTTAAAGTTTGTTTGAGTGTTATAGCGTGCAGTTGCTGCAGTAGCAGTTGTAAACCAACCTATTCCGCCTATTTCAGCTGCATTATAGCTTTTCCAAACCATATTACTTGGCGATGAAAAACCTTGTATAGAATAATTATTTGTTATTGAACTAAGAGATGTATTAAATAGTTGATTATTTGCTGTAGTATCAGTAGATGTAAGCACTGACTCAATTAAACTAGTATCATTAAATATACCTATTAATGTACCATCCAATTTTTTTATAGTATATTGGGGGCTTACTGTAAAAAACCCACTACTTACCCATCTATTTTCTACTGGAATCCAATAGCTATAAGCATCACCTAGTTTGGGGCGAGCATATCCACTACCTCCCGAACGTGTCCAGTCCTCTGGCCAAACTGAAGTTTCTGGATCCAGTGTATATTTTGTATAAGTTTTAGTAAATCTAAAAAAAGTATTAGAGTAAAGTCCCGTAGTACCGCTAAAGGTACCTGTATGAGTTATGACATAATAAGGATTATTATTATTATAGTTGAAATCTACACTAGTAATTGTTGTTGAAAAATTTACTTTATAATATTGACTATCTATAATTGTTAATGCTTGACCTGCAGCAGGAATAAACTCTGTGCCTACATAACCTGTAACTGGATTTAAATATCCAAGTCCCATCTGACTAACATAAAGAGTAAAGTAATTTCTTCCATTTGTTAAACTAATTTCGTTACCAGCTAAAAGGTATCTACCTAAAGTAATATCTAACTTATTTGTTGTACTTTCTAAACCACTACCAGTATTATATCCTGCAAAAGTTATTGGTGGACAATTATATGTTGATGTACTACTAAGAGCTGGGGTTTTATTGCTTCTACAAATTAAATAACTATCTTGAAAGTTATTTGTATTGGTACTTGATGCAGGTGGTTGAATAATTGAGCCATCTAAGGTAACTGGAATTGTTAGTGTGTTAATTGTTGCATTTACTCGTGGTGCCGTACTAGTTACTATAGCATATCTATGTTCTGCTCTTACTCTATAAGGATCTTGCGTATCAATATTACTATATAATTTTACTATATAGTCACCTATTCCTGTACCTCCAGGCACAGCGTTACTACTAACACTGTATGCAGATTTAGCAGATTCAGTGCCAGCACTATTATCAGTATTTGATACTGCTGTTGATGTAGCCCAATTAGCTACTGGAATAGTGCTGTTGCCTACAGGCTCTTGACTTGCTACTTTGGTTTCTACACCATCTTCTAGTATTACGGCAACTGATTTTAAACCAGTACCAGAATACCAAACTGCAGGACCTCTTTGTTCTATAGTATGTAAGCAATTACCAATGTATACACCACTTAAATCATTATTTAATTGAAAATCGGTATACTGATTATATAAGTTTAAATTTAAAGTAGCAACACTAGCAGCAGTTGCTCCAGATGGTTTATAATATACAGTATTACTGATAGGTCTATAACGTTGATTAGGGCTATAGTAAGCACCTAAACTGTAACTACTTTCTGGTAAACTGTTATAACTTTCAGTTGTTAAAGCGCTATAACTTTCTGATCTACTAAAGCTTAGGGTAGATGTATCACTATAACTAATCTGTCCACCAGTATTTAAATAATATAAGCTATTGCTTAAATAATATATATCACCGTATACAGTATTAAGTTCAATGGCAGTTATGGTAATTGTTTTACCATAAGTATTATAATTGCTAGTATTTAACTTTTCACCTATAACTGGTCTTGTGCCACTTACATAAATTACGCCAGGGTAATACCAGTAATTATAATAACGATACTCTTTAAATATAAAAGTATACCCAACTAAACCTGGTGTTGGTACAACTGTACCTGTTAAGTCTTGGAAAACCATAGTATTTTAATTATTTTTTGACTATCAAGTTTATCTAATCCAGAAAACTTTCTAGCAGGGTGATGTAAGATGGTATCATTATCAACAAGTATGGCAAGATGGTTATACTCTTCATAAATAAAAATACAACCTAGTTTTGGTATTTCAATAGTTTGAAAACCAAACTGCTCAATTAGATTTTCATAACCAGTTTGCATAACTTGTAAACGTTCTTGATGAGTTAATCCACGAAAATCTTTGGTTAAACTAGTGCCAAAAAAGTTATCATGCCATCTGGCACAGCACATGACACAATTATTTTCATATAAATCCCACGCATAACCACGAAAATCATTTTTTAAAGGTATTATTTGAGCAGTTTTATTGAAATTGTCTACATAAACGCTGCCTAATTTTGGAAATTCGGAAATTTCTAAAAATCCAGAGTTCGAAAGTACTACTTCACCATTTACAATATCTGCTTGCTTACCTATTTGATTGTAAAATTCAGTATATAAATTATTCATATTAAACACTTATACTTATATATTTATTTTGTAAATCTACTACAAATAACCCATCTTGTGAAACTATGCGTTGGCCTACAGTTACCAAATTTAAAGCCAAAGCATCACTAGTTATAGTACCACTTACTAGTAGATTACCATCAATATAAACACTTACTTTTTGCCAGTTATTTGTGCTTATCCAACTACGTGTTTCACTTTTACCTGTAGCTGTGTTATAAACAGTAACTTTATCTCCTAGTATAAGTCCACCATAATTTGTAGTAAACCAGTTTTCAGTAGCAGTTTGTGCACTACTAGTAAAAGTATCATAACCAGCTAAAATATAAGTAACTGCAGCACGAGTACCTGCTGGGCCTGTATCACCATTTATACCATTTGTACCATTTGTACCATTAGTACCATTAGTACCAACACCGCCCCAAGGTATAAATTTAACTGATTTGGCATTAGCTAAGCTAGTTGTAAAAACTATTTTTGCTACGTAACTTTGAGTAGCAGCTACTGCAGTAGTATAGGTATATTTTAATACGCCATTAATATAATAGTATACTGCTTTATTATCATAAGCAATTAAAAATACATCTGCAGTAGAATGACTGGTAGCTATAGCGGCTTGAGTATTTCCACCCACGCGCGGATAGACATAACCTGTTGTACTTAATAGTATACCGTAATCAATAGTAGTATCTGCACCAGGAGTTGCACCACTATTATCTAGTCCAACTTCAAATTGTTTATTTACCAAGCCAGTTTGAAAACTTACAGCAGCACCACTTGTATAAAATTGATTGCTATAAGCCCAGGCATCTGTGAGATTACCAGTCCCTGTTTTTTGTAAACTTACAGCGCTGAACTTTGTAATAGTGCCTGTAGTAGTCCATTCTTGTCCGCCCGCTATTGTTAAAATATCTTGATTGTCTGCAGTATAAATATTCATACCTGTGGCACTTAGTGTTGTGCCGTTAAAACGTAAATAGCTTGTTGGGCTGCCTACCTCCATTTTATAGGCATCGCTATCATAACCTAAAAAGAATCCTGATTTAGTATCGCCATATGTTTTTGAATCAACACCTGTACCACTATGTATATTACCTGTGGTAGATACTCCTACTACACCTAAACTAGCGCTAATTGCACTTAAACTACCTACTTTAAAGTAACTTAAGTAAGGGGCTGCCCATACAACTTGATTACTAGTTGCACCATAAATACCAGTACTAATATAAACATAACTTCCATCTGGTACAGTGCCAGGACTTGTACTTGTCCAGCTTACTGTACCAACCGCGGCAGGTAAGCTACTGGCACCTGTGGTAGCTGCTGGAGTACTTGGCGGAGTTGTTGTAGTTAAGGTAATATAAGCTGTTTTAGTATAAGCACTAAGTTCGCCTATAGTGCCGTCTTTTCTAAAACCAATTATATTTTGTGTGCCGACACTCCAGTTTAAACCTGAAGTTATAGCAACAGTAGGTAACTCGCTAATAGTTACGTTAAGTTGATATAGAGTATACCCGTCACCAGGTGCTGCACCTGCAGATGCAGTCCAACCAGTAGGATAATTGCTTACCGCTCCTGTAGCCCAAGTATATGTAAAAGCTTGATCTGGTGAAACTACTGCAGTCAAAAGCCATCGGTAAGCATTTATTATAATTGATCTTTTTCCGTCTATACCAATGCTACCAGCTTTTAATTTCTTTAAACTCTGAGTTTTACTAATTGTAAAAGTTGTACCAGCTGCTGTTATTCCTGATATATTATAAGTAATACTAGCAGTATCTGCTGTTATAGACACTGGTGCAGCAGCAGTTATTATAGTAGTTGATCCTGTTTTTATTGCATAGCTGCCTGCAGTTATATTTACTGCATCTATGCTAGATATTTTGTAAGTACCTGGAGTAGTACCTGTTGCTGCATAAGTTAACTGTGTGCTACCTTCATAAACTATAATATCTGTACCTGATCCAGTATACACAGGATTAGTACCATCACTTGCTGTAGGTATACTAACATTATCATTTGTTAATACTAAACTTATAGCACTTGTACCACTTGTACCGCTACTACCAGAATATACAACAGGTATAGTTTGGCTATCTATTAAGGTAGCTTTAAGTGCGTCTGCGTATAATTTTACTGTATATAAAGCTGCTTGTTTTGAGTTTGTAATAGTCAAACTTTGCGTATACTGACTTGGAGAACTTTCAACACCATCACTCGGAGTAATTGTAACATACCCAAAATTACTCAAACTACCCGAACCAACTTGTGTTTTGCCCGTGGCTACTATAGTGCTAGGTGTATGTACACCTACTACAACTGCACTACTACTGCTTTTTGCTATAACTGGAGTATTTAATTGTAAAAAATATCTTGTAGCATCCTGACCAACTAAACCATTTTTTACTTTTGTATAAGATAGAGTTCTTGAAAAGGTATTTGTGGCTGTGCCGTTACCATCATACACAGTAACTGTAAAAATTGTACTGGTTTGATCTATTGTTTGCTCTATAGCAGTTAAATCGTCTAACACATAGCTGATAGCGGTACTATTTGCAGTTCCTCCTAGAGTACGATTTACATCTGCGTTGGTAGTTACTGTAAAAGTATTTGCCAAAGCTCCGCCAAGATTATTATAGCCTAGTGTAGTGCTGCCACGAGCTACTGTGATTGTGGTGCCTGTGCCAGCAAGTGATGAGGGTGTACCGTACTGATCGCAGGGTACTGATACGTTGGTTTTTGTCATATTTACAGTAATAGGATCATCACTTTCCTTGCTGTAAATTATTTTGTATATGGCACTAGCTGTATCCAGTTTAGGTTCCGTAACTGTACACTTGTAATAAATTTCGCTAGCTGAGCCTATTAAGCCTGCTATTGTACTTCCATTTAAAATTACTTCATCAGTTGTTACTGGAGTACCGTTGTCTGTTAATGTTGTATAAACATCAGGCGCAGTACTTAAGGCATACTGCCAGCTGTAACTAGCTGCTGCAGTAAACACATAGTTAGCTGAGGCTTTAATTTTTATACTAGTAGGAGTTATGGCTGCTCCATTTTTAGGCTTTATAAAAGCACCTGCTGGCGCTGTTAGTGTTACTTGCGTAGCACCACGTCTATATCGTGCAGTTTGTAAGGCTTTATCTCTTGCGTTTATTAATGTTGCCATTAGATTAGTACCTCCACATCAACTGTACCTGCTACCCAATTTTGGTTTAAACCAACTATTTGTCCAAGTTTGCCACTAGTTAAACCAAACCTGTTGTGTGTTAAACGTACAGCATCTCCCAAGTTTAACAGCAATAGTTTAGTTGTGCCAGTAAACTTATAAACCATACGCGGCGTTTTAAAATAATCACGAAGTCTTACTGCTTCTGCTTGTGCATCTGACTGCTGCAATAAGTAAGTTTCTTTTTGTTCAGGATCTGCGTAAAGTTTATATGTGCTTTTTACTGTGGCATCAAGTGCCGTTTCTGTATACCAGTCTGTGGCAAATATTTCTTTATGTGGAGGCAGTATATTTGTTAATAAATCAGTTTGCGTAGTCCAGTTTTTACTGTAAGCTATTTTGATGCCAGCAACCACATCAGTTTTTGTGCTTATGCTTAAACTGTGGTGTAAAATGTCATTGTCTGTTATTTCTGTTGTGGCAGCGGCAGGTACTGCCAGTCGTAAAATTTGCAGTTTTCCTGTACGTGCCATGTAAATTTGTGCACCCACACTATTTGCTAAGCTTTGACATACTTCAAGCACATTTGTTCGGTCTGTGACTAAGTAGCCTACAGGCTGTGTGTTTGCATTTTCAAAAGCCTGCAAATTTGTTAAATCTAAATCTGCTACTGATAATCGCAAATTAGCATTACCATAATGTGTGACAATAAGTGCAATTAAATTGGCAATGTTGTTTTTATATGTACCAGTTTGTAAAACACCTGAGCTTAAGTTTATACTATTTTTTACGCCTTGCACACTGCAAGTTACTGAGCCAGCAAGTGGCTGTGATAATGTAAACTTGCCTGTGTTTAAATCAATTGTGGCAGCTGTGGGCCTTGGTGATGCAACTGTAACACCTTGACTGTTGTAAACTGAACTATCTGTATATACAGGCACACCGTTGTCTCTGATTTCAATAACCAACTCAGTTGTGGTAGCATTAAATTGATATTGCAAGGTACTAGGGTCTACCAGCTCGGGGGTCATATTAAACACTTCGCCGAACACAAGTGGCTTAAGTGTGTCACTATTTGGCTGACCGCCTGCCCATGTACCTGTTGTACCAATTTTATCTTCTGATAGTGGGCTGTTTAATCTCTGCAGTTTATCTGCTATTTTTAAGTTTACAGTTTCTCTGGATTTGCTATCTATTTCTTGAATAATACCATCAAACACTAATTCAAAGTTTAAACGAACATCATCTATTGAGGTTGAGCTCCATCGTGGATCGCCAAAATAAACTTTTACTGCTTGATTTGCCCAGATGTATTTTGTATTATCCAGCCAGTTGTCAAAATCACCGTTTGGATTTTGAATTTCTAGATCACCATATGTTAAACTTAAACTGCCGTCTAGTGACATATTTTCACTAGTTTGAAAACTATTGGTTAAGTACGGCAAAAAACTAGTACTAGAATCACCTAAGTTATAGCCTGTAGTACCAAGATAAACAGTTCCTGTATAGCCGTTTCCCACAGTACCGCCGTATGTATTAAAGTAGTCTAATACTTTTAATTCGACTAATAAGCATCTTATGCTGTTAGTATCTTCTAACCAGGTTTGTGTAACTAAACTCATAACTTTATTACCTTGTAAATAATATTTTCCTTAATTATACCTGTTTAGCTACCACAAGTCAAGCATAATTTTTAAATGGCACAAAAAAGCCCTGCTTGTGGCAGGGCTTTTTTGTTAGGCAAACTTGATTTGTGATCGTTGTTTCCAGTTTTGTGCTTGTAGTGCGTCTTCTGTACCTGCTGTTACTTGCTCGGCATTTTGTGCATTTGCATCGTAAGTTGCAGTAATTAAATGTCCTGTTTGTTCTTTTTGATCGTTACGTAATCTGCTAACTTCTTGCCTTAGTGATCTAATTTCTTCTACTAGTTGCTTGCTGTTAAAGATGTCATTACTTGCTTTGTTGCTGTAAACTCTACCAGGTGTTTTGAAGTCAACCAATTCAGGCCCTTTTTCACCAACTAAGTTAATGCCTGCTGGTGCTAAACCGCCTTCGGCATACTCAAACTTACGAAAGCCAAGCCACGTTCGATTTTCTGAGTCATCAGGTTTGCCAAACAATTGCTCAAACCACGTTTTTTTCTTTTTTGGAGCTTCTACAGCTGCTGGCTCTGACGCAAGTTGGCCAATTGTTATACTAGGAGTAACTACTACTGTTATTGTTCTGTCTTTGCTAAGAAGAGTGGCTATTCTGTCTAAAGTGGCATTAGTAATAAGTGCAAGATTATAAGAAATTTCGCTAGCAGTTTGTATTGCAGTTGTTACAGCTGTTGAGCTTGTGGTTGTAGAACTATTTAGTGCTGCAACTATATGATCTGGAACAACTTTTTCTGGAAAAATTGGAGATATAGAAACGGTACGACCCGCTGCTATACTTCCACTGGCAGCAGCTTCTGCTCTAGCAGTCTCTGTAGCAGGTGCTAGTGCTACTAGTTGTGCTAATAGTTGTGTAGTAGTCTCAGTATTGGTTTCAATTAAGTTTAAGAAGCTAACACTGTCTTCTAGTGCAACAAGTTGATATTCTGCAGTTGATTTTTGATTTTCTAGTGAGCCAACAGTTTTATCTAGTATTGCCGATACTTGACCAAAGTCAGCAGCATACTGATCACCGCTTGCAAACATAGTTCTTGAGCTGTCCAGTAAGGCTGATGCAGCTTGAGGCAACTTGTTTAAAGCATCGTCTCTAGCTTGCTTATCTGCTTCGCTGGTACTATCTGTTATAGCCATGCTAGCTGTGGCAGCTAGTGCATCAAAACTGTTTTTATTTTGTTGATAAATTTGACTTGGTGTTAGTACTGTATTTGCGCTTGTTAATAAACTTGATCTAAAGTCTTTTAATGATTTTATTGAACCGTCTAAGCCTGATATTGTTGACTTTAGTGCATCTTTTTGTTTTGTGTAAGCTGCTGCAATTTTATCTTTTACAACCTTTTCGTTCTCTAGTGCAAACTGATAACGTTTACTTGCTTTTAAGTAATCTGCTGTACTTTCTAAGTCTTGTTCTCTTTGAAGCGCTAGTGCTTCTGCTGACTTACCTAGTAAATTATAAAGTGTTATTTCGCTGCTTCTAATTGTATTTAATTTGCTAGTTGCTGTAGCTTGATCTTGTAGTGCATAAATTTGACGTTGTATAGCTTGATCACTAACACTTAGTGCTAACAATTCTCGCTCTCTGGTTAAAGTTAAAGCCTCTTGTGTTTTTCCTTGAAGGTTTAACAATTGAATATTTAAATTTTGAGTTTTTACGGCGTCTTGTTCAGCATAAATTTTCCTTTTAATAACTTTATCTGTGTCACTTAGGGCTTTAAGTTCTTGTGCTCTAGTTAATAATAAAGCTTCATAGCTTTTATTTTCAGCATTAAGCAGCTCTATATTTAAACTGTTTGTTTTATTTAAATCTTCTTGTGTATAAATTTGGCGTTGTAGAGTTTTATCACTTGCAGAAGCTATAGCATCTATTGTTTTTTGCCTGTTGCGCTCTTGTACTGCACTTGAGAAACCTTGTGCACTTAACAAACTGGTTTGTAGATCATATGTAGTTGCTGCCGATTTTTCTGCTGCACTTGCTACTGCATCAAACGCTGGTGCTAAGTTCATTAGCTGTTGGTATAAGCCTGCATTTGCTGGAGTTAGATTTTTGCTGATGGTTTTTACCAATTGCTTAAATTGTTCGCGAGTTGTTACCGTGCCAAAACCTAACGCTGTCATGCTTTTAGTTACTTGCTCTTGAGTAAGTGCAATATTTTCAGCTTCTGTGTTAAATTTTTCTGCAAAAAAGTTTGCTTGATCCACAAATTTGTCCAAGCCACCAGCTGCGGCTATTAATTTTTCAGTAAAGTCATAACCTAAATTATGTGTGAACTTGCTACCCACTAAATCAAGTGACATGTTTACTTTGTCTTGAGCATCTATAACTCTGAATACTGTGGCAGCTAAATCTTCGCCTGCTTTTTGAAACTTTTTAAACTGGGGTAAAACTTGCTCAAACACTTGTGTCAAAGCTTTACTAGTTACGCTTTGAAGCAGTTTATTTTGATCTTCTATCGATAAATTTTGTAGGTTTAATTTGTCGGTTATGCGAATAGATTTTAATGCTGCCTCTACTGTGGTATCTGCAACGCCTGCTTTTTTAGCAACAGCATATGCAACATCCTGAACACCCATAAATACTAAAGCAATCGCACCACTAACTTCTTTTGTTACACCTTGTAGCTGTTGACGCATTTCGGTCCAGTTTCGGTCCCTACCAAACCAACCACCGTCTTTATGAAACTGTATTAGCACATCTTTATATTGATAGAGTGCTCCTTCCGCGCCATCTGCTAGTTCTTTGATAGTGCCATTAAATAGTATACCAGCACCTGCAATACTTGAGGTTGCACTAGTACCGCCACCAAATATACCACCAAGTACGTTACCTATAAGATTACCTACCATAGGACCAATTAAAGGTATTGGTATCAGCGAACCAAGTGATTGTCCAAGCCCTTCTGCTGCACCAGGCGTTTTGTTAGTTCCTGGCAACATGCCAAAGTTTAAACCTTTACCAAGGTTGCCTTCTAGCGCTATGGTTGTAACAGCTGAGCCTATAGCATCAACCAAACGGTTAATAGCTTTAAGCATGCTTTTATCAACTTCCAGCCCTTTAACAGAGTTTTCTGCTAGTAGTGTTTGTGTTTTGGTTAATGTATCGCTAAGTTGATCTGACGCACCCAACACACCAAAACCAGTATCCACAAGCTCATACTTGTCGCCTTTTTGTTGATACTGCATGCCAGTGCCTTGCACTTTTTGCTGGTCTTCAGCTGAGGGACCTGTATAGCTTTTAGGGCCGCCACCACCACTACTACCTAAAAATGCTGCAATTGCAACGCCTGCAGCAGCAGCACCATATGGTCCAAGCTGTGCCATAAATTCAGCATAAATTGCTGGAATATCAATACCTATTGATTTTGCCGCATTTATGGCTTGTTCTGCAAGTGCTTTTGCTGCCAGTGCCGAGCTTGCCAATGCACTAGCTTTTTCAATTGCGCTAAGCAACTTGTAGCCATTTTGTTTTTCTTTGAAAAGCCCTTTAGATGAATTTGCAAGTTTACTGCTATTGCTAAGTTGTTGAGCTGTATTTTTTTCATCTAGTTGTCTAATTGCATCAGCATTTTTCTTTTCCTCTTTCATTAACTCAGCTCTTGCTGAGGCATACTTTTCTTGAGTAGCAAGAATTTCTCCAAAAGCTTCTACGCTTTTACCAAGAGTAGTACCCATTTCACCAAACACAGTAGTTAAATTTTGTGTTAGGCCAATCATAGTTTGCATACGTTGTTCTTGCTTTGCCTGCAGCTGATCCATAGCTGATTGAACACCAATAGTTTCTAGCTTAGCCGCACTTAAATCTTTTTCTTGCTTTACTGCTGTGGCACCTCTAATTTGAGCATCTGCTAGCTGTGCACCTGTTTCTTCGAACTTAGCTTCGTCTATAATATCACCTTTGCTATTTTTAAAGCTATTTTGCTTGGCTTTTAGTTCTGCTTCTTTAATAGCATTTGCTGCAATAATTGCAGCTTGAGCACTTTTACTTCTTTCTATTTCTCGTTCTATATTAAGCTGACCAGTTCTACGAGCTAATTCTTCTTTAGAAAGTGCATTAGTTATAGATAGTCTACTTAACAATTCTACTTGTATATCCAATCTGTTTTGTTCTGCGCTTGATCTATCTTTTTCTAATAGCGCAGCATTAGCTGCTTCCGCTTCTGCTGCTTTTATAGCATTTTGAACAGCCAGTGTTTTTAGTTTTGATTCACTAAGTCTTGACTCGCCTGCTACTCTATCTTGATAGAGTTTAGCAGTTAAAGCAATTTGCTCGTCTATAGCTTTAGCTTCTTCATCATTAAGGTTTTTCTTTTTGCTTACTAAGTCATTAATTTCTTTTGCGTAAGTTAGTGCCGCAGTATTTTGCGCCGCAGTAGTACGTTCAGTTTCTTTACTTAAAGCATTTTGAGCTGTTAAAGCCACGGTTGTTGCGCTTATAGTTGTGCCTTGTGTAGTTAGTCTTTCTATAATATCATCTTGTATTTGTAGCTCTACACCAGCATTTTGAGCACGACCTGCTTCAATTTTAGTAAGATTTGACAGCATTAAATCAAATAGCTTTTTTTCTTCTGCCTGACGTTGCTGTATATATGCTAAATCTCTTTTTTGTCTTTCGTTTTCATCACGGTTTAATTTATTGGCGTACTTAAGCCCCAGTTCTGACACTGCGTTTAGTGCTTGTTGTGAAGCTACGCTGTCTTTTTTAGCACCTGCATAAGCCTTCCAAGCTTTTGATATGTCAAGTTCATAACTTAAATTTTCTTGAGTTGTTTTATTAAGTGCAATTTGTTCTTCATTTGCTTGTACTTTATCTAACAAATCTGTGCCCATGTAAAGTGCACTTTTTGCTTGAATATCAAGTTTTGCTTTGTCTAGTGTTAAGCCACTTGCCGCAGTATCCAAACGATCTTTTTCAAGTGCAGCAAGTTGTTGCATTTTTTGAAATTCTGCAGCTATATCAGCAGCTTTAATTTGTGCATTTACACCAGCTGCTTGAGCTTTGCCTGCTTCAGTTCTTTGTGTTGATGGCAACAAAAACTGTCCTTGACTTTTAATTACTCGATCACTGCTGTTAAGCATTTCTGTAACGTCTTTAATAGTCTTACCGTTTCCGTTTAAAGAAGCTTTTGCAAGTTCAAGGCCTTTTTGTTGTGCTTTAACTAACGCCAACTGATCGGCAGTGAATTTTGAAGTATCACCACCCTCAACTTTGTCTGTTAAGCTCTGTTCTCTTTCAACAAGTAAACGTTCTTCTGTTAACAGCGCTAACTTGTCCACTGAAGCAGCAAGTTGTAGTTGAACATTAATTTGACGCAGTTGTATTTGCAGACTTTCTTTTTCAAGTCTAGCACGTTCTTCTATTCCAGCAATTGTGCCACCTAAACCTTCGGCATATGCTTTGCTAACTGTAACAGCTGCTTTGGCAAACCCATCGCTGATACTATCCTGAACATATTTAGCCCCTCTAACAAAGGCCTGATCTTGTTCTTGAGTAAATTTTTCAACAAAAGGTTCTAGATTTTTTGATAGTGTTGCAGACTCTCTCTCCAGTTGCTTAATATCTTCTTTTGCTTTTGCGGTAGCCTTTGAGTTCTCGTTAAGTGCTTTAGTATTCGGCCCCGCGTCACTACCAACATCTGGTTCAAGTAGTTCACGATCTTTAGCTAATTTTTTAATATAGTCTTGTTGATCTTTAATTCCTTGTTGATATGCTGTTAATCTGAAAGCAAAGTCCTGAATCTTTTTGCCATTTGCAACAATATCAGCAGCAAACTCTGGACTAAAAAGTCTTAATTTTTGATTGTCTTTGGCAATATCGGCAAGCTTTTGTATAGCTTGCTCTGGCTCTGCTAATGCCTCTGCCATTGATTTGCCCACATTAATAAGATCAAAACCAAGTTTAGCTACACTGTCTGTTGGCAGCATACTAATTAATAAATCATCAAATGTTTTATTAGCAGTTGTTATAGCTGCATCAAAGTTTTGTGCAGCCATACTGGCTTTAGTAAGCTCAGTACCCAGTTTCTTCATAATGTCAACCACTTGTGGGCCAAGTTTAAAAAACTTTTCTGGGCTATCGCCTAAAGCCCTTTTTAAAGCATCTTTATCAGTGGCATCAATGTTTAAAGCTTTTGATAAGTCTTCAGCTGCTTTAGCACCCGCAGCTGTGCCTTTAGCTAAGCGCAAGCTATTAGCAGTTGCATTAGCTAGTTCGGTAGAACTTTCTTTTAGTAAACCTAAACCAATACCTACTTTTGCTCCATCCAAAAATTTGTCAAATAAATTGGCGTCTTCCGCTTGTTTAGTTATTTTCTTAAAAGCATTTTCAATGCTAGCAGCGGTTTCAGTAACTGCAGTGCTTTTTGCTGATATATTTTGACTAGATAAACGTTCAAGAGGGTCTAAGCCTTGTAAACGATCAAAAACATTAACAGTTGTTTTTGTAGATTCACCAAGCTGATCAAAAGCTGCCTGCGTTTCAGCAGCAGCTTTACCATTTTTACTTAGCGCTTCGCTTAAAAAAGTAAAAGCAGTAACTGCCAAACCAATAGCTTGTAGCCAAGGACCAGCAAAGTTTAAAAAAGTACTAATTGAACCGCCAGCAGCAGCAATAGATCCTGAAAATAGTGTCCATGCTCCACGCACCTTACTCATGGCAGGTACAGTTATTTCCCCTAACTTTGTAGTTCCGTCCATTATGTCTTTTGTTATCGGACCTGATTGAGCTGTTTTTATTTCTTGTTGCAGTTGTTTGTAAGCAGCCATAAAACCATTAGTTGCTCCAGTTTCCGCAGCTAAACTAGCAATGCTTCTGGTTCTGGCAGCTTGGTTTGCTCTGTCTGCAATAACTTGAACTTGACCTGTTGTAGTGATAACCTTTTGTTGCTCTTGCAGCCGTATCGTAGCTGCAGCAACTTCTTTATCAAAATTAGCGTTTGCTACTTGCGCTTGTTTAATAGCAACACTTAAATCTCTATAAGCTTGTGCAAGGGCAGTTCTGCCCTGAGTTTGTTGGGCTAGTGCTACACTTTCTATTTTTGTAAAATCTTTTTCATTTATATCGCCTAAATCTTTAGCTAAAATTGTTTGTACACCTTTACTGGGTTTGAAACTGCTTGCAGCTGCTATTTTACGTGCGTCTGCTTCAGCTTTAACAACTGCAGCAACTCTTACTTCTGCTTCATTATCAAGTGCTTGTTTTAAGTTTTCAAAATCAGCTTTTCTAGAGGCGTTTGCTGCTATACTACGCTTATTAGAAATAGACGTAGCTAAGTCTGCACTTGTTTGCAAGCTTTCTTTAAATTGACCAAGGGCAGGAAGCGCTTGTTTTAGTAGTATTGAACCTAGTACTGCTAATGCAGCAGTTAGTGCAGTTGGGCTACTTGCTAAAAACGCAGCTATTGGACTTAAACCTTTGTTTATAAATTCTAGGGAGCTTTGTAAAACATTAATCAAGCTGGCTGAAAGTTGACTGTAAGGGTTGGCGTCAATTTTAATAGCAGAAAACTTCTTTTCACCTTCCTCCAACACAGCATTAGCAAAAGCTTGCTTTTTTTCCAAATCTGTTAGGCTACTTACTGTTTTGCCAATTTGACGTGCATAAGCTTCTTGTGCAGGTATTACACGAACCATAATACCAAGTTCGTCTAGCAATTCAGGTTGCGTTTTTGCAATACCTTTTGTTAAACGATCCATACTGTCAGCCATGTCACGACCAAGCGCCTGTGAAGCTTTTTTAGCTACTTCAGTCATACGCATCATATTAGCATTGTTCATACCCGCGCTACTAGCAAGCGCTGCTGAACTCATGGCATCACGTAAGCTTAGTGCCCCATCTGAAGCCATAACCATTGCCTTGGCAACCCCGCCCAAAGCACGACCGCTGGCTGCGCCAAGCTGGTCTAGACCCTTAATTAAGTTTGTGGTATCCGCTGCTTTACTTAGTGCTGTAAAAGCTGCCGACACAGCAAATATGTTAGCGGCAAAAGTAGCATACACGTGCACAAGCCCGCCCAAGCCTTGAGCTTGTGCAGCAAAATCTCTGCCTGACGCACCAGTTTGACCAGCAATGCCGCGAGATAAGTTAGTGGGGCTGGCAGTACCGTCAGGATTGGCAGCTGCCATTTTTGCGGAACTGGGTGCACTCATTCTAACGTTTGCAGCTGATCTCAACTGAGCATTTATACTTTTGGCTAGTTTTTCTTCTTCTGCTAAGTTCGACTGTACATTAACTTGTATTGTTTCTTGAATTGCCATAACATCTCCAGTTAAGCATTTTACCAAAATATGGTACTCGTAGTAACCCTAATTATATCATTTTGGTGCGATTTTGTCAATAGTTAAATTTTTTCAGGTACAAAAAAGCCCCTGTATTTTCATACAGAGGCTGATTTGCTGCTGGAGTCTGGCTTACTGTCTGCTATGGCTTTTGATCTGTGATGATCAATAATACCTATTAAGTTAAACAGTGTTTGGTGATCTTGGACCGGTACTTCTAGTATGGTAAATATATCAAGCAGTCCAGCATAGCTTTTGCCCATATAATTACCATTCATAGTATCCCACTCATCTTTAAGTTTATAGTATATACCTAAAGCTTCCTGAACATCCACGTGTAAATCTTCAAAGTCAACTGGAATTTCTTCTTCTACTGGCTCTGTGCCTAGTGCTTCGCATATTTCAAAATATGAGTCTTTGGTTACATTAACTTGCATATTTTGAAAGTAGCTGGCAAGTTGGTGATTTACTTGCTTGTACTGGTCTTCGTGAAATTTGATAGCTCAGTTACTGTTTCGCTGATAAAAGCATCAAAGTTTGCACTGGCTTGCATCAAGAATAGTGCATCGTCTTGTGAGTAAGCTAGTTCTGCTTCTGGATCTTGACCAGTTAAATCTACTGGTGCTAGTTCTTCTAGATAGCGAAGCTTTAGACCTGACCAACCTTTAATACAAGCATTTACATAAAGTTGTAAAAATAACTTTTCGTCAAGTTCTTCAACTGGTTGACGATTTTTAAAGGTAGTTTTTGTAGCTTTTTTGCGAATACCAACTAAGGTTTCACGGCTTAGGAAAACAACATTAACTTTAAAACCATTTAAACCTGGGTAGTCTACTTCTACACTTTTAGAAGGAACTAATAGCGATTTAAGGTTTACTGCTGCGTTTGTCATGAGGGAATTGTCCTTTGATTGTTATAATAGGAGAGAAAAAGTAGCACTGGTGATCAATCCAGTGCCGTAAAAAAAAATTAAGTTGCGAAGTAACGAATTGCTAAGTCACTTGGTACGTCAACTGCAAAAGTATTATCTGCTGCTGTAGCGCCTGGTTTATATCCTTGAGCAGTGAAGTTAATAGCTGTTGAAATAACTTGCTGAACGTCTACTGTTGGAACACTTAAAACAACAGACTGCATTTCTAACTCAACTCGTGCTGGAGCAGTTGCTGACTTACCACCAATTGATAGTACTAAGCTGAACATTGGCTCAATAGCAGTACTAGACAGACTACTAGAAGTAATTGCTGCCAACATATCTCTTAGCAATTCGCCTGTGTTTTCGCTACTAGCAGCATTACCTGTTTTTAGGTAAGCATTTAGTGTACCACTAATAGCACGTGTGCCTGTATAGTACGTATTAGCAATGTTAACGGTAGCTAAGTTGGCTGGAGTAATATAATTAATATTATTATTAATTGTAATATTACCACCAGTTAGTGCTAGTGTATACTTTCTACCTGCTGCAACACTGCCCAGTGCTTTCTCTAGTTCTAGGTCAACAGTGCTTAGTTTATTGGTAATAAAAGGTGCTGAAACGTTTTTAGCTGTAGCTGCTGCAGCAAGAGTAGCAATTGAAATTGAGCTTTCATTTAGCTTAGTACCTTGACCACTCCAAGCGGCTGTTGCAATACCGTCCAAACCAAAATCAATACTAACCTGAGTCATAGCGCAGTTGTCTAGTGTATAAAGCACATTATCGACAGCAAAAAGCATACCAAAAGTTTGCAATTGATTTAAATCACTGGCACCTACTGAAGCATAGCTAATGTCTGATTTTACTGGGGCCCATGCAGACTTATATAGTTTAACGCTATTTACTACAGTAAGAGCACTAATAGTAATAGTACTACCTGCCGCGGTTGGTGATTTTGGACTGATTAGTGTTAAGGTCAAGCTACTAGAATCGTTAGTAAGTACTTTTGCTGCAGCGTTTATAGTTTTTGTATCACTATCCGTACTTGCTGTTAATCCACCAATTACAACAATGTCGCCAACGGATAAGTTAGTTGTAGTGGCACTTGTTGCAATTGATATTACTCCAGTTGTTGGTGCATAAGTTGGTGTACTTGCTGTATTTGGAACTGATACAACGTTATTTTTTACCGAAGAAACAACTACTACTGGTGCTCCACTAACAGTGGCTGTTGTAGTGGTGAATGCAGCTCCGCCCAGTGTAGCACTAAGAATTGCAACAGCTGAATTAGTAGTAGCTGTGGTAACATAGTAAGTTGTATTTGGCTGAAAGCCGCCACCACTCGCAGCTAGTGTAGGATATGCTGGCGGGAAAGTAATTGCTGTACCCGCAGCCAAACTAACTGCTGTACCGAATGTAATTTGACCTGCGGTTACTGAAGTTACACTAACAACTGTATTCGTGCCTGTTGCAGTAAGCTCGGAGTAAAGTGCTGGTGCACCTAGTAAGGCGTTCCACAATACTGACTCTTCGGCAGTAATTGAACTGGCTGCCTTAAATGGGCGAATATAAGTGCTCATGCTGAAATCAGCTGGGCTTAGTGCTGTGTTAAAGCTTCGCTGACCACGTACTGGGTTAACGCCAGCTTCAGAAAGTGTTACAGTATCTTGTGTTGTGTTTTGTGAAAACGTAAAACCGTCCAAAACTTGTAGTTCATAGGTATTTGCAGGACTAAAACCAGTTGTCTGAATTGTACCTGCTGAGTTTACGTTTGTAGTAAAGAATACTCTACTATTACGTGCTAAATTTAATGCCATTTTATTTCCTTTGTTTTAAAATACCACAGTATTTTTGCTAGACATTTATCTGCTTGAGTACTTTGGTATAGTTACACTAACTGGTAGCGAATTTGTAAATTTATTTCACCAACGCTGTAAGGCATTAATAGCCCTTCGTCAGTTGTTACTGAAATCACTAAGATTTCTGTTGTTTGATAACCGAAATCTGTATCATAAGTTAATACACGGTTACTGTTGATTACTTTTTCAATATCTTCAAGTAAATTTTCTAAATCATCTTTACTTGTTTCACCTTTGCAGTAAATTTTTACACTGGCACCTAAATAGCACCAAGTTAAGTTACCAGGAAGATATTCACGTGTTTCGCTTCCTGGAGTTACGTACACAGCAGGAAACTGATTTATTTCATCCCAAAATTTTAACTTGGCATGAGCATTGGAAAATAAGTTAATTTGGTAAGGCTGTTGACCATTAATTAGATTAATTTTATCTACTAATGCTTTAACTATTGAGGTTCTACGACTCATACGCTTACGGCCCTTAATTGACTTGTTACTTGAGCTGCTGCAATTTCACGGATTGATTTACTTATCAACAGCTTGGGGCTTCTAGACTCTGGTGTGCCTTGACGAAACCCAGGTTCAAAAGTTTGATAGGGATATTTCATGTAGCTATAAAAAGCTGTTAGCATGCCTTGACGACTTTTGCTTATATTTTCTACTTTAGCCGAACCAGCAAAGCGACCAGTACGATAGTTTAGTACATTACGGCTACTACCAGTACCCATGTTTTTTGCTATAGTTTGTTGTAGCTCGCTGTTTATTAAGTTTTGTAGGTTTACTAAGTTTAACGACTCTGGTACATCTACTACAACTTTTATCCTGCCAGGATCTGGCTTGGCTTTTTCTAGATCTTGCTTTAATTTTTTAAGCTTTTGTATATCTTGCTTATGGCTTTTTGGCTTTGTGATCTTGGTAGTTTTCTTACCTACAAGTGTTGGTTTTATGTTATAAACAGTTTTATCTTTTGGCCTGCCTGCCATTGTGTCAGCAAGTTGTTTTGCAAGAAGATGTTTAAAACTAGGAGAACCTTCGGTTTCTAGCAAAGTTGCAGCAATTGTTGGTGAGCTTGTTACTGTTTTAAGTAAGTCTTTTGCATCTATACCAAATATTTTACTAAGCTCAAGTGTTATACTTCTACTAGCAGCAGCTGTGGCACCTTGATTAGTGGCAACGTGCTGTAGTTCTACCAAGTACTTATCACTAGATTTAATATAACTAGCATATAATTCTTGTGTTACGGCACTAGGTAAGTTAGCACTAGCTAAGTCATCTTGTACCATTTTATCAATGTATAAATCTAACACATTGATTAGTATATCTCGTTGATCTTTTGCTATTTGATCAGTTTTTGCCAGTTTATCTCTAAACTGTTTTGTTACATTTGTTGCAACACCTATTACGTGACCTTTATTAAAGTAGTAACCTAAACTAGCCTTTTCTGCAGCCGCTTGTTCTATTTTGGTTAGCCTGTCGCGTTTTTCTGCGGGAGTTAAATCAGTTTGCTTATTTAATGCCGCTACTTCAGCAGCATAGTAATTTTCTTCTGCCAACTCCATTGCTGCCTGAAGTTTGGGGTATTGCTGCATAACTTGATTTAATCTAACAGTTATTGTATCAAAACCAATATTTTGAAAAAATATAGCGTCTTCGCCTGCAACTTTAGTAAATTTTTCACCTTTAGCTAAACCTTCTGGCCCTACTAATCCATCTGCACTGCCTGTTAGCATTAAGTTTAAAAACTCTTGTGCTTGACCGTCTGGTAAATTTATATTAGCTATGGTTTTAAATAAATCTTTAACAGTGCTTTTTGTTAAGTAAAAACTAGTCTTAGGACTAGTCTGTTGACTTGCTCGCAGCTCTTTAACAGTATTATTAATAACATTTTTACCAGACTGTGCCAACCAGTTTTTATAAACTTGTGACTGTAATGCAGCTGTAAACTGTTGGACTGCCATAATTAATCATAACTCGTAGTATACAAATCTAACACGCGGCGAATATGTGCAGGTAAACTGGTGTCTGTTATATACTGAATTTGTATACCACTGCCAGTTGGTGCGCTATTAGAATGCACAGCACCGTCATTGCGTTGATAGTAAGTGACTAAATCAAATACTGCTAACTTTAAGTCTGCAGGTAGTTCTTCGTAACCTGCAGTGTAACTGATACGATAGCCGTTTATGGCTTTTGGAAATATTGGGTTTATGGTAGTGCCGTAAGGTGTAAAACCATAATTAATAGTACCATAAGGCGCACTGCCGTAAACTTCCAGTGGATACTGCGTCATTTGTATGGGACGTAGTGCACCTGTTTTTAAATCTAGCACGTAATTTGTGTATTCTACAAGTGTGGTGTAGGTTTTGCCGTAGTCTGTGCTAAGCTCCACACTGTTGATATTAATAACTGGCGACTCTTGTAGAATGATTAGTGGACCGCCACCTTCTTGAATTTCTACTTTGGTGTCGTCAACCCAGTCTACAAAAGTTCTGCGGCATATTGACTTTACCAGTTCGCTGGTTTGTAGAATCAAACTGTCTAATTTGGTATCACTAGTAGTACTTGTGATACCAGCATAAGCTTTATACTCAGCTCTTGTAACTAATGGTAATCCCATAAATACTCCTGTAATCTTTTGTATGTGCAGCACGCCGCACATACAAAAGATGGGGGCAAAAAGCCCCCAACTTGATTAGCTTGCGTAACGTAAGCTTACAACACCTGGGCCGTAGGCACTAGACATTTGCTGGAAGCCACTACGCATACTAGCAACCATCACACGACGTTGTGTTTCTACCAACTCTTGTGTATCCATACGTAGACCACGTTGATTGCCGACAACAAAGTTTGGTGTATAAATAGCTAAAGCACCAACAACATCATCTTTTGTATACTCCCATGTAGTAGTCGCTGAAGATCCAGTACCAGCAGTTGTACCTGCTTTACCTGCAGTTGGTTTTTCTGGTAGTTCACCACTTACTAGAACTGGTGAGTTACCGATCTGACCAATTTGACCAGTTAACAATGTAGCTTGTGGACCAACTTGGTTCATTGTTTGGAATACTGTATCTTCCAATAGATCGTAGTAAACAGCTGAGTTAACAACGAATGTAACTTCTGCTGGATCTAGACCTAGAACACCTAAACCAGCGCGCATAGCACGTAGTTTAGCAACTGTAACCGCTGTACCAACCGCTGCAGTTACTACTGAAGTACTTGTAACTGTGTTGACACTGGCGTAACGAGTTAGACCTTTAACTGGATCACTACCGCTGCCTACACCTTGTATATATGCACGATCAAGTGCGCGAGCAATACGACGAACCATAGCATCACGAATGAAAGGTAGTAAAACGATTAAAGAATCTTCTTCTTCTTCGTAGAATAAGTACTCTCTTGTAGCTACTTTGTATGCATTTAGAGTAATTTCTTTTAATGCGTGTGGAGTACCAGCACCAACTGTACCAGTTGTAGTAGCTGTAGTACTACCAACTGAATTTGTACCACCAAAGTCACTGTTTTGTACCCAAGAAGCCAAACCTGCATCTGGATTCAAAGGAATTGTCATGACATTAGTTTTCATGTCAATTGTACGGAATAGTGGAGCAACAATCAGCTTACGACGAACTTCTTCTTCCATGTTTAGGCTAACTTCTAGTTCCCAAGTAGCGCTTGGCAAGTGTTGACCGTATTTTTGGATTAGATCTTGTGCGTATTTTGTATCTGCTAAACCTTTACGAGAAATGTTAGCAAGTAAAACTGCATTTTCTTTTTCTTTGTAAGAAGGTCCACCTTGTTTACCGTCAACAAAAGTCATTTTTGACTTTTGGATAGCTTCAATTTCAGCAGCTTTTTCAGAGATAGCACCTTGTAGGCCATCTAGCATGCTTTTTGTTGAGGCTGCTTGATCAGCGAAACGCTTTTCGATTTCAGCCATTAGACGTTCTGCACCTGATTCAGCAGTTTGAATTTCGATGGCTTTTAAACGAGCATCTAGTTCAGCTGCATCAGCTTCAGCTTTTTGTTTTGCTTCTAGAGCCTTAGTTGTTTCTAGGGCTGCAGCAGCGGCAGCGTCTGCTACCATTTGTTTGATTTGATCTTCTGTCATTTCGACTTCCTTATATGATTTTAAATTTACAGGAGGCAAATTTTCGAGCTTTTTAGCTGAGTCATCTGCCGTTATAAATTGGGACTTAAACTTTTTGTACTCATCAGCATCTGAAAATGCTTTAGACAAACTAAATAGAGTATTCTGGTTGGCAGGAATTGATACAACTGATATTTCTACTAGTTCAAGTTCCTTGATTACAAACAGCTCTGTTGCAGCATCGTATGCAGCGTCTATGACCCTGAATCCAACACTAAATGCGGTTACTACACCATCTTTTACTAAACCATAAACCTCATCAGCTGCGGCTGAGATTCTGGCTTTAACCCACAAACCTTTTGAATCTATTCTATAATCAACCATTCTGCCAATAGGATCATCATGGTCATGTTGCGATAATATAATAGGATTTTTTAAGTAGTTGGATATGCCTTTTTCCCAAACTGCACTAGGTATAACATCGTTCATTCTGTCTATATCTGTGGTACTTGCGTAGCCTTCAATATAAACACTTTGTATACCGTCTGTTGACTCTGGGGTTATTTGTTTAGCAAAAGTACTATTTACATATAATACTTTGTTTTTATTCATCATACTCCTTTGTATGCTTTAACTTGGCTGAGAATCCTTGGGTGGCGCACCACCTAAGCTTGGATCTACTGCTGAACCTGCTATATTAGCTGGTATTCGCAGTGTATCATTCCCATTAATAGCGTTGTATCTTAATTCTGTTCTAGCTTCATTGGCAGTAATAATACCGCCATTAACTAAACTAACATTATAAGCAGCTATATCTTTAAGCTCAGGTTGCAAGGCTGATACGTTTGAAGTAATAGCATCTATATCATATCCGAAATATCTTTCCATTGCAGAAATATATTTACGAACTATGGGCATAATGGTTTCTAGGTAAAACAATCGCATATTTGGAGAAATATTTGCATTATTTCCGCCGTCTAGTAATATGCTTGGTACACCTAGGGCTTTTAAAATTTTTACGTCATGAGTTTTGATTGAGTTATCAAAATCCATTTCTTGAAAGCTTGTGTTTAAAACATTGCTGGGTTTTAAGCCGCTGTCCAAAATCATAGGCTTGCGAGCACCATTTTTTGGGCTGTAGTTGGCTGACCAGTTTTGAATTGTTTTTTGTTTTGCTATTTGACTGAGTGTATTTTCTGTGGTCAATACCATTCCAGGTACTGCACCATTATCAAAAAACTGTTCTTGGAAACTATGCATTTTATACATAATTTCAATTGATCTGTTTGCGCTTACCAATCTGCTGGTGCCGCGATAAATGCTGGTGCTGCAGACGTCTTTTACATGAATAATCTCCTCAGGGCGATATTCTTGCATGTTGTTGTAGGTATAGCTTTTAATAAAAGTTTTTTCATCGGGATTTATTTGTACCATTGCCGCAGGCAAGTGGTATAAGTAAACCCCATCAAAGTAGATAAATATATTACCTTCTAAGATAAAGTCTGTAAAACAGTTAGCGCGAAAATCTTGTACGCTTTGGTACGGATTGGGTCTGTAGTTTAGTAAGTTAACCAATGTTTTTTGACGCATGCCACTGTTAACGTCAGTTAATACTTTGTTTTTAACATCAAAATCTAAACTGCTGCAACCGCTAACAATTAAGTTAGTGCCGCGGTTTACTGTTTCTAAGCGTTTAAAACTTTGTCTGTAGTTGGCAGGTGCATCACTACCAACTCTGATGCCTTCTTGACGATAAATTATTTCTTGGGCTGGATTTAGCTTTTGTATCCAACTAGTAACGCGATCATACCAAGCCATTTTTATTCCTTATGTAAATTCGCTAAAAAATGAGCTTGTGGTGGTTTCTAGACCCTGAGCTTTAGCTTGCTGACGATCACACCAACGTGCCTGACGAGCTTCGCTGCCAGCAGCTGGCGCTTTGCCAAAAGTTGCATGCAGTTTTACATGGTGTTTATTGCAAAGTGTACGCACTTGGTTGTATAGTTCATCGTGGTGTTCGGCAATAAATTCATCACGTACTGCTAAAATGCCACTATCAGTGCTGATATCATAACCTTTTTTCACGGCCCAACTATTAAGCAGCAGGGTAACTGAGTGAAAGTGATGTAGTTCTAGGTCCTGTGTGGTGCCACATATCCAGCAGGTGTCAGCTTTTTCATAAGCAGCTTTTGCTTTATCTCTGACCCACTTAACAGGAATACGAGCCATTGAAGTATTTTTAGCCATTTTTTATATATGCAGTTTTCTTATGTAGTATTGTACCACCAATACACAAAATTGTCAAGTAGTAAATTTTTTTCGCTTTAATAAAAAAGCGTTCGTGCCAGCACTAAATGGTATAAGTATAAACCGCGTAGCGTAAAGCATCTGCCATGTGCGATGCCAAGCCGTGCTCAGGACGTTCACGTTTAACAGTTTCACGACTATCCCAGCGATACTGGTCAAACATGTATAAGGTATGTGTGCAGTGTGGTGCTACGGTAATACGATTTTGATCGGCTAGTGTTTGCACTGCAGCAATGCCAGGCAGCACATCTTTTTTGGCTTTTATAGTGGCTATGTCGTAGGTATATGCTAAGTCAGCTGCCATTTGTGCGGCAGCTGAGTCAATAAATATGCTGTCAATTGACCAACGTGTGATCAGTTCTGATATTCGTTCAACGTGTTGCAGAGTAGTAGCTTGTGCATCCTGATACTCATCTACGACATAGTAGTGTTCTGTACTGGGTCGGTAGGCTAACACCACAAAAGCTGTGGGATCTTTGTAACCTGGGTCCAGTCCTGCAAAGATTTCGTCTTGGTCTTCGCGTACGTATTCGGCAACTTGTGCGGTTCTGTCAAAACTAAATATTTGACCTTCAAAGGTACTAAACGAAGCCATGTATTCTTGTGCAAATTCACTATGACTCATTACTGATTTGGCCTCAGCCACATCAGCTGCCGACATGCGTGGATTTTCTGTATAGTCAGCCGTTAAGCTACACCACTCTGGGAATGCATCCGAAAACCCACGATCAAAAAATCTACTAAACCAGTTGTTTTTGCCGCGTGGTGTTGAAATAAAAATTGCTTTGCTTCCAGGCTTATCCAAGGTAGGGCGTAAGGCTACGTTAAACGCTGCCTCACCATCGCCTAGTGCTGCCTCATCAAAAATAATCAAATCATAACTGCGACCAACGCAACTATCCACAGTGCTCAGCGAGCCCAATCTGATAGTAGAACCATTGGCAAGTTCTAGAACTTTATCCTTTACGTTGTCGCGTTCAACTTCTAGATCGAAGCTGCGTATCAGTCTGCGTTGCAGTTCAAAACTAATGCTGCTCAGTGTATAGTTAGGCGATATAATTAAAATATTGCAGCCAGGCACCAACATAACCAGCTGTCCAATTACATTGGCCACGTAAGTTTTGCCTAATCTGCGTGCTAGTGCTGCGCAGACGAATCTGTAACTGGGACAGTTAACTGCGTTGATTAGTGCTATTTGCGCACGATTAATTTGATCCCAAGCTGTGGTTGAGGCACCAGTTACAGGATCTACTGCTGGCAGCAGTTTTAAGTAGTTGGTGATAGGCAGTTTTATAAAACGTGTGTCAGCTGGATACTCAGTGATAGCTGCAGCTGATATGTCTGGTCTACTTATTGTTAGCATTTTGACTTTCTGGCATTACCAGTTGTTTTATAAGTTGTCCATAACGTGTGCCGTCACCAACTTCGTTAATTTGCACATTAACTTGATTTTTTATTGAGCTGGCTTGTAGTTTTTCCAGTTCAATTTGCTTGTCTAGTAATTCCATAGTCATTTTGTGGCTCATCATTAACAGTTCAGCTATGTCTTTTGAGCTGCCTGTTTCGGCCTCCTCCAGCTCTTGAAACTTGCGTTTGATTAGTGCATCCATGGCACGGCGCATTTGAAAACGGTTGTTGTAACCTACGTCAAAGAATACTGAGTCAATGTACTGTTTGACTTCTCTGCGTGCTAGCGTTTGTGTGACTAAGCTTTTGGGTATGTCTAGTTCATCAGCAACTGCGTCTGAGCTTTGCAGCTGTAAATAACAGTTGGCAATTTCCAAATTTTCTGGGCTGATTGCTAATGCCTCGGCAGGCGTGTGGGTGGGTAGGTTTTTGGTCATGTGTGGATTATAACATTTGGGCAAGCTGTGGGTCAATAGTTAAATTTTAGCACCTAAATGCATGGGTTGAAATTTTAAAAATACCGCGTGCGTGTGTGCCACAGGCTGAAAACAAAAGTATTAGTCCAATAACCGCCCCCGCAAACAAAAGTATTAGTCCAGTAGTTGTAATACTTTTGTTTGCAGAGCAGTAATACTAGTAATACTTTTATTTCTTGAATTTTTTGAATACACAAGTAGTACATTAATAACCTTACAAAAAATAAGTCTTGCAAGGTTTAGAATTCTCAGTTATAATTTAATTTTAAAGGAAATAAAATGCGAAACGATTTGGGCATTGTGATGATTTTGATTAGTTTACTGATGATGCTTGGCGTTGTTGGCTCTGTTGACAATATGCTACCACATAGCAAATTTCAAGACGTTGTCATGCTGATGACTATTGGCTTTGTTGCCTTTGCTGTTGGCTTGCTTGGCTATTCTTACTTGATCGCTGAATAACCCTAGCACTTGCAAGGTTTTGAATTTTGGATTATAATTAATTTTTTAACGCAAACTGTAAAGGAAATGAAAATGACTGCAAAGACTTTGAACTACACTCCCGAGCAAACCACTAAAATGGTTGCTGACTACCAATCTGGTGTAACTGTTGAACAAATTGCTCTCAACTTGGGCAAGACTGTTCGTTCTGTTGTTGCTAAACTTTCTCGTGAGAAAGTTTATGTGGCTAAAGAATACAAAACAAAAACGGGCGAGCCTGTTGTTAAAAAAGATTCTGTCGCTGATGCTATCGGTGCGGTTCTGTCGCTGACTGAAGCCGAGGTCGAAAGCCTGACCAAAGCTAACAAAACGGCTTTGACCAAAATCTTCTCTGCGCTTGCTAACAGCAAGCCAGTTTAAGCAAAGGGGCAAAGCCCCTTTGTAATACTTTTGTTTTCAGAATATTCTGCAAACAAAAGTATTACTTTTGCTGGCGCCAATATTATACCATATAATATTGGGGCGTGTCAATACCCCTACAAAAAATATGTTATTAAAATATTTGTTGACAACATTAAAAAATTCGCTATAATAGACAACATGAAAACACAATACACTCAAACACAACTAAACCGCTTTCACAGATTTTGTGATCGTCATGGCTTGACATTTGCTACCATTGCGGAATACAATGGTGCATTAGAACAATTCTTTTCTGAGGATGAAAATGTTTAACGAACACACTACAATTCAACAAATGCAATCAACCATTTGGGATTTTTACAAAGATGTACATGGAATGAGACCCCGA